GTCGGTTGTCCCTCTTAAGATATCGCTTAGACCAGTTACTTCATCTAAGTCTTGTTTAACCTGTTGGCGGACTTCCTGGAGTACCTTAATAGCTTCTCTGATTTGATCCAAAGGTAAGAAGCTAATAGAGCCCGGTACACCGCCTTTTTCACCGTGTAGAGCCCAATTATCAACGGGAATAAGCTGGTTTTCTACAGATTCACTAAGAATCCTTCTTAAACCGCCATTTGCAGCGTCGTAGGTGCCTGCTACTTTACAGGCGCGGGCTAGGAGGGCTATACGCTGGGTTAACTCATCTATCTGTATAGCCTGATCCTGCCACTCACAGTAATCCGGTACAGGGATAACCGTGTCATTAGTGTAAGTAGCGCTTAGAGGCTTCGGGCAAGGGAAGAAACCCTTTAATTTAAGCGGATCATTAACAACGTCGCAAAGATAATCGTAACCAGTGCTAATCCAGTATACCCGTTTATCGGTTTTATTCCATATTTCATAGACAACGATAGATCGCTCATTAAGATCTTGAAATATTGCTGTGTCGCTAAACATAGCGCGCTGACGGTCACTGCCCTCTGGGGAAGTATCCGGGCGCATTTTCTCGCCAATTTCCTCGCCAAAACGCTCAAGTGCTTCCTCTTTAGAAATATAGAGCTTTTTACCAACAGCTTGAACCTCTTTCCAGGTGCGAGCTTTAGCGGGGAACATCCTAAAGTCACGCCAGTCAATATAGTCTACAGGCGCACGCTCGGTTAATATCTGAGAATTGTCACTTTCTAGCTTATCTTCTTCAGGAGTATCATCTACTTTGACTTTACCGTCATTCATTATCTTATTTAGTTCATCCTCCATGGTTGTTTCCATGGCAGAACTAATAGACGGTCCCTGGCCTATTTCCGGCTCATATCGTACCCATACTTGGCCACGTCCTGGCAAAAGATAATCCAACACAGCCTGTCCAATGGACTCGTGTAAAGTATCATCTTCCAACTCGTTTCTGACAGAGCGCTCTAACATCCTGGCGCTGAGCTTGCCCGTGGGGTCTTTATCGAGGAAAGTACGGTCAATATTGGGTGTGGGGCGATTAGAATAAATAGCGGGCTTCATAATCTGAACGTTTGTCCAGAGTATGTTCATTTTACGCTGGCCGTCAGTCTCGGTCTTGTTGCGCTCGTCGCGATAGCGCCTTACGACGTTATTCCCCTTCTTCAGCCAATTAGAATTAGCTTCATCGAAAGAGTTAACTTGCTCTTTCCAAAATGAAGCTAGCTTCCGGGAGATTACATTATCTCCAGGTTTAACCGTTTTTTGTTTGTTTTTAGTTATATCTTTGATCTTCTTCTGATTATCAGAGAAACCAGCGTCATCAGAAGGGTTAATTGAAACTTGTGGCATTTATTACTCTCTTAACTTTAAGATCTTTTGTATGTAACTCATACCTTCTGGATTTATGCCCTTAGCTTTTAATTTTTGATCAGTCAAGGCTAAACTATATCTGCCCTGCTGTGTTTGTTCTAACTTAGTTATCAATGGATCTTTTGGATATTCACCAGTATTAGCGGCTTTTTTACCCCATCCAAATGAAGCAATATCTTGACCATTATCACTCTTAGTGTATGGCCTCATAGCCTCCCCAGGTGTTCTCATGTTGGGAAATTCATCTTTATGCAAAACGTTCATATCTCTTTGTACATGCTCAGTTAGAGGCCCTACATCGCCTTTGTGGTATGATAAATCGTGGGCTTCTACTTTAGAGAGAGGTGTTTTTACGGGAGGCCCCTTAAAAGATTCTACCGTAGGACTATTTGCTGGTAGGTGCGGCCCTTCGCCCCTTAAGAATTTAAGAAAATTCTCTACTTCCTGTGCGTTCTGTGCGGGTTTATGACCTCCAATCGGGTCAGGCGGCAGCGCTGCTTTTAATTTATCCATAGCTGATTTGACAAAGAAATCACCTTCAGCGTCAATTACATTGGATTTAGGGGCGGGATTTTCATTAGCTGGAGGTCTTGGTTTTGTTATTGGCAACGGGTCTCTACTTGTATAAATCATTGGTTTAGACGATTCAGCTATTGCCCTACGAGGCTCAACACTAATTGGTTGTTTTTGTCCCGGCGACCAATCAAACCCTGGATGTGTTTCTGGTTTTGGTTTAGTGACTGTTGGTTGATTGCCTTCAGCCAAAACCCTATCAATCATATCGTCTATATGTTCTGGCTTGGGTGGAATACCATCTGATTCTTGTCTTGACTTATAGTATCTAGGCTCTTTACCTTCTGATACTAGCCCCGTAGTAAATCTATGTCTAATAGCATCTCTAAAGACATCAGGATCGCCACCGCCAAAATGCTCACCTAGCCTATTCCTATTGAATAAGCTATTTTTATTACCTGCTTTTGTTCTCTTGGTGCCTAAATCAAAGAAATTACCGGGGACTTCGTGATCCGTTCCTACGCGTCCAGCCGCGTGCTCATCAAGAGGCACCCTTACTCTAACTTTATCAACATCTGGATTGCGGGGGCTTTTAGCAGATACATATGAAGTACCAGCTTTAGAATCATGAACTTTAGTTATATCTAAGCCTTCTTTAGTTAAAACGTCTATTACATCATTAACTTTAGGAGTGGGTCTATTAAAATTCTCGGCTATGCCACGAGCATTTACTGTTGGGCCGCCTAGAGTGTCTTTAATAGCGCCTTCCGGCGCACGTACTTTAATATCTAGAGCCGAACGAGGATTATGAATATTGGAATAAACACCGTCCATTATACCAAAGTCTTTACCTCCTGCAACTCCCGATGGCCCCGGTATAGGCGCGGGAGGGCCTAATTGTGGAGGCGGTGCAGCCTGTGGTGTATACGGTTTAGATGCGCCACCTGTTTTAGCGAAAGGTAAATTACCTATAGCCCCCATAGAATTTATTAAGAAGTCTTTCCACGGGCTATCTGTCTGTTGGGGCTTAGGCAGCCCCATACGATTCTGGCCAATAGCATTAGCCTGATCCATTATTTGTTTATTTTTTAAGTAGTCTAAGATGCTATCGGGGTCCATATAACATCCTCAAGATGTTAATATTACTGTCTATGTCAGTCAGCCCCCGTTTATTTAACATTAAGTTTTTATTCAATTCCCATGGTGTTTCAGGCTTTGTGGACGGCATATTCTCGTGTAAATCTGGTAAAACAGGGCCTTCGGGCATATTCATCATCTGTTGCCCTTTAGGGTCCACTACTCTACGGTGCCACTCTGGATCGGGCTCTGGAGGCGGCGGTAAGCCTAAAGTTGGCAATCTTTGGGCTATATTAACATCCCCGTGTTCGCCTAGGTTCCTAAAATGTTGATCCCGCATAAAATATTCCGGCATATATTCTTTACCGCGTGTATCATCGTGTAAATCAGGAAGAATTTTACCCTCTGGCATTTGCATATATTGTCTTTTTTGAGGCACAACTAATCTCTGATCCCACTTTTCTTTAGGTAGTGGTACATAACCTGCTAACATACCTAAAACATCCATATTACTCGGCACCTATACCCTCGCCCTGTTGATATTCACATAGTCTTCCTCGGACCCCAGGTCGCCTAGGACATCATGTATCACCATACTGGTGTTTTCTTTCTGCTTAAAGATTTTTCGAACTATATCCACTTGTGTAGGACGATGATAGGGCCTAGACATACAAGCATATCTAATTTCATCGGGGGCGTGATCCTCGCCAGTGCTATCAACATCTTCCATCTTGTTTTCATTGTGTTGTAACGCCGGTAGAGTTCTAATTGCATCAACGCAGTTGTCCATGAAGTATATTAGAGGTCTTTCTTCTGAGTCGCCTTTGAGTCGGGCTCTAAGTTGGTCCCAGCCGCCCATGGCACCGTTTTTTGATACGCGTGAATTATCCGCTCGGTTAAAGTATACCCCTCTGTGATTCCCCATTCTTTCCACAAAGCTGGGTCCACCGTCTTCCTTAAAGGCAGAAGGGTCAATAACGCGGTAGGCAATTCTAGCTTTCCCGTACTCATTCCTTGGCTCCTGTAGTTCTCTAGTAGCTATGCCGTCAGCTATTTCTTCAGCAGTGAGCTTTAATCCCTGATTTGTTCCTTCTTTAGGATTATTAGGATTTCTTCTGGAACCGTACCATTCTCTATACCTAATAATAGCGTTCTTTGGTAATAATAGCTTTCCATCTTTGAACATTGTGGGGTCTTGGAACAAACGCCACATATTAGAATTGATTTCGAGTCCGACGTCAAACTCATCGGGCACCACACACCACCATCCAATACTAAAGGGGCTAGCAGAACCCCAATCCATAGACATAAAGCGAGTCCAGTTCCTCGGAGGAACGAAGGATTTAATGACATGTTTTCGAACATCCCATTCTTGGAAGAATGCGCCGAGCATAACATTCCAATCACCCATTAACCATGCTCGGACTAATTCTTCGTTTCCAGCCATGTACAGGTTACCTATGTAATCTGCGTTGTTTGTAAACTTATTATCTTGCACTCCAGATGGTATAAAGATCCTCTGTTTGAAGATTTTCTCTTTAGTGAACGGATTCTCAAACTCTGTAGGGAGTATCTTAAACCCCATAGGAGCGGGGTCTATATACCTTTGTTTGATCCAACTATGTCCTGGGCCGCCAGGATTAGCTGTGGCTATAAACCTACAGGGTACACCTGCGCCAGAGCGAAGTGTAGCTAATAACTTCATAATTGGGGCTTCGTTCGGAAACGTACCCATCTCCTCAACATACACCCGGGTATAGCTATGACCTTGATAGGCCATCGCATCACTATCGCTTTCAAGATACGCGAACCTAAGTCTTGCGCCATTGGGGAACCTCCACATATTCTCTATAACGTGAAAAGTCGCCCCAAGAGGTAAATAGAGCACTTTAGAGCGCTCTATAAGCTCTACTAACTGTGTTCTAGAGCGCCTTACACAGAGCCCTATAGCATTTTGGGCGTATTCATTAGCATGACACGCCCATTCACCGAGCACAGCATCACTCTTGCCGCCGCCACGCGCGCCACCAAACAGACATTCAAATATAGGGCAAGAGATTAATAAAGATTGTTTAGGCTGGGGCTCCCAAACAACGTTATATTTGATCTCTTCTAGGTCTTTAGTCTTCATTCTTTACTATTGTGGGTTTGGGGGGAGTTTTCTTAGAGTTCTCCATGGCTTGATCTAATAGCTGGAGAATTTGGGCTCCGGCAAAGATAGCACTCTCTGGTGTCTGTGTAGATTTAACTCCAGCAATCACCAAAGTTCTAAGATTACCGAACACTGCTTGGTCGAGTTCTAGTTTAATCTTCATTGGCTTTACTCATCCTGGCCTTGAGGGAGTCTAACTCTGCTTGTTTCTTGTCGATGGTTCGCTGGTCATAGCCAAACTGAACAAGGTACTTTTGTACCTCACGGTCTATGAGCAGCTGTATATAAGCCTCGTTTGAGGCTAAATACCCCGGTAAGTCTTCTACGGGGGTATTTACATTTGGCGAACCAGGGCGACGCCTATTAGCTACCAAACGATCATTATAGGCGTCTTTGGCGGCTGTGAGTGCTGCTAGTTTAAGTTTGTCGGTGATAGTTACTGTGTGGTCTGTCATTTTGTCCTCCTAGAAAGGTGTAGTCCCGCAGGGTATCCAATAGTCTACGCCATTGAGATTTATCATTACTCTGTGCCCTAGATTAGTAGCGCTATCGGCGCCACTGGTAATGGTTGTTGCAGCGCTTATGTTGGCTGTAGGCGCTTGGTCTATACGAAGTGAACCAGTTTGTATTAAACCATCGAATAAATTCTCGCTACTGGCGCCTTGGCTCCAAATGTTAAAATTATCTCCACTAGCCTGCCCAGAATGATCTCCTATGTAGAGGCCATAGTTATCAGTTATAGTCGTAACTCCAGTTAACTCTGGTGCAACTACAAGTAGAGTTGTTTGAGTAACTACTTCCGCTGTTTCTACAGAGGCATCAATTACATTCGATGCTACAACCCCTCTAAGATCGCCAATAATCCCCGCGCCTCTATTCGCCGCGCGACAAAACATACCCATGCCAACGTTTATATGCCCTGCACCACTATTTGTAATCTGGTATTGCGCACCTCTCATAAAATCAAAATCTCCAGTAGAATCAGAATTAATAGTTGGTTCCATGCCTAGCGCTGTATAGTCTGATTCCCCGGCCCCTGTGTGTTTAATGCCAGCAAATATTTCAATATCACTAATAGATTCACCACTAAAATCACCATTATAAAAATTATTAATTATTATTCCTCTAGTTCCTGGGTCAATATCTAAAACTTCTTCATACAGTGGATCGCCAGGAGCAAAAGTTCTAGTAGTGTCAGTTACAGTGTTCCCTACTCCAACTGTGTCTTGAAATAGATTAAACCCCGGTCCGTAGGATAATATATTATAATTGCTATCACTAGCTATGCCACCTTGGCTTTGTACTTCCAAGCCAACATTATTGGTTATATCTGTTACACCAATTAATTCAGGGCCACTTATACGAATTCCATATAAATTCTCAACCGCAGCTGCTTCTGTGGTAGCGTCAATTGCATTTCCTGCTGCAATTGAAAACATATTTGTCATGCTTCCGGCGCCAACTTGACCAACGCTAATAAACAAGCCCGCTGCGTCGCCTATATTACCTTGGCCAAAATTAGTTACATTATAATACCCACCTCTTATGTAGTCAAAAGTCCCTGTGGAGTCAGAATTAATTGTGGGTTCTTGTCTAATACTTGAGAAACCTGGTTCGCCTGAACCTGTATGTTTTATTCCTGTAAACACAGCAAAATCAAGTATATTGTCCTCAAACGCACCGTCTACTTCGTAATAGTTATTAATTATGATACATCCTCGGGGATTAGGCTGCGGATCAGCATAAATAGGATCGCCAGGATAGTAAGTAATTATTTTATCAGTCCCATAATTACCAAACCCCGTTTGGGCTTGGAATAGATTAAACCCCTCGCTTCCATCGCCTTCAGAGAATATGTTATAGTTAGAAACAGTACCTGCGCTACCATATCCACCAATAAATAGACCACAAGTATTAGCAATGGTTGGAGTATCGTCTATCTCAAGACTTATATTTATACCTGTTACACGTTCAACAACTGTAGTACCACTGACTCCTGTTGCACTGTGAATACCAAAAACTTCTCCTATTGTTCCACCATCCGCCCCTATAAGACTTAAAATTCCGGTTTGCTCACCGAGCGTACCACCACCACCATAATTTACTTCCTGATAGACACCAAACAAAAGCTCAATAAGTCCACTTACCGGCTGAATATCTAAAAAGTTTCCAGTTCCTGTTATAAATTCTATATCTTGTGTATTTGTAGTTGGTACATAGACACGGGTATCCAACGAGGTTATACTACCTATGGCGTGAGTGGTTTCACTTAATGAAACGTAGAATGATCCTGCTGAAATTGTATCTACTGTTGGAGCATTATCAACAAACTTCCTTACAGAAGACAGAGCTGAATCTATACTATCTCCTGTGACCTCCGACGGTAGGTGCCCGCCAGCCTGCACCCAACCAGATAACCAATTTATCCCATCCCCCTCGCTATAGATATTATAGTTGAGAGTATCGGCTATGCCGGATTGATCGCCAATAAAGAGGCCATAGTTGTTAGTTATTGTTGGGGTATCTTCTACGCCTGGGGTAGATATTACCATTCCAAACGCGTCAACTACAGCCGCAGTGCCGCTAAAAAATATTTCACTATTTGTACCTGCCGCAAAACCTACACTGCCAGAATCTATAGCTACAAAACTTCTAACTGCGGATATAGCACCTACTGTGCCCGAGCCTACGTACTCAGTTTCATTATTAAATCCTACATACTCATCTATATCTCCACTGGTAGGCGCAGCACTCATAAAATTAGAAGTACCATACAGAAATCCAATATTTTGTGTGTGAGTAGCTGGAATGTTAACTGTGTTGAACATTGCCCCTATATTTTCTAGTGCATTGGCAGTATCACTATACGAAATATTAACAGATACTCCGGCATTTAACTCAACTATAGGGGTATCATTTACATAAATTTTTGCCACAGATAGATTAGGAAGAACATCAATACCTGTAACATCAAATGGCAGAGCCCCTCCCACCTGCACCCAACCAGATAACCAATTTATCCCATCCCCCTCGCTATAGATATTGTAGTTGAGAGTATCGGCTACTCCTGCTTGGTCTTCTATATAGAGGCCATAGTTGTTAGTTATTGTTGGGGTATCTTCTATATCGGGAGATTCTATATTAAACCCTATAGAGTCTGTAACAGCAACAGTACCCACAAACCCTGTTGCGGTATTAAAACCTTTCATTAAATCTACTACACCATCCCCACCAGCTACAGATTCGGTCTGAACTCCGACCATAGTATTAGTAGTACCACCAGACTCGCTGCCTATGGAATTATTAAAACCTATAAGATTTTCCACTGTGCCGCTAGCAGAATTATTAACCAATGTGTTGCTTGTTCCACTGGCATAAAATACATCTTGAGTATTTGTATCTAGAATAAATACTCTAATGTCTGCCGCAGATATTGGAGTACCTACAGGATTTGCAGTATCACTGACTGAGATATAACAAGTTATTCCTTCTACCAAATCAACAGCAGGGACGTTATTATTAAATACTCTGGATACTGAAAACTTTGTGTCTATATTATCTACTGAAATATCCGATGGCAGAAACCCACCAGCCTGCACCCAACCAGATAACCAATTTATCCCATCGCCCTCGCTATAGATATTGTAGTTGAGAGTATCGGCTATGCCGGATTGGTCTGATACATATAGACCATAGTTGTTATGTAAAACACCGTCTACAGGAATTACAAAAGGAGAATCAATGTGTACGCCATACATATTTGTAGTTGTTGCCGTATCTCCAGCCTCCGGGATCATTAAATTTATTAAATATAGACCTTTTTGATTTGTTACTGTGCCGTTATCTCCATAATTACCAGTTATGCCCACAAAACCAAATTGTGTATTTATATTCCCTGACCCTAAATTATATACTTCATACACTCCCCCTGTAAGCTCATTGAAGTCCCCTGTTGAATCACTAGCTATAGCAAATAAATTATCAGATGCTATAATATTATTACCACTAACTACCCCTGTGTGCTTTACATTATTAGATGTCATAAGTCCAGCAATAGTCTTACCACTTAAATCCCCGCTAAAATGATTATTTAGCAATAATACAACTGGAAAATCAGCTAAAGGCGTTGTACTTTCAAACGTTGGATCGCCTGGAGAAAACGTAATCTCAGTAAAACTAGCATAATTCCCTATGGCGGCAAAGTTCTGACCTACAAACGCTCCACTAATGTCTACTTCAAATATAGGTGTGCCATCATTATCTAGTCTAAAAGCTCTAGACGCAGCCGCACCCACCGCTGGACCAGCGGCGCCGTCACTCACGTTCATATAAATGGCGTTAAACGTGGTGCCGATGGCGTTCCACGTATCAGCCATATTATAGATAAATGTCATGCTTTTATGGTCCTGGTACTCTGGTCTTTATCTTCTCTACAAACCTATCGTAAATCTGTACTCCGAACCTATCCAAGAGGTCTGTGGGGTCTACAGGCGGCCCGCCTGCGCCTGGGCGTTGTCTAACGGCTACTTCTACAAGAGTTAGGCCAGTGCCTATGGCTAGGCCACCCACTTTATAGTGCTCCTACTATCCCTGATGCAGTGGTAGAGGTCGAATAAACTTTATCCGCGCACCAGGGCATGAAATACCCACTAGGGATATTCACAAATGTTATATCTGTGCCACCTGGAGTGCGAATTTTGACGTCCCCGGTTGACCCTACATAGAATCCTCGGATAATTGGGTTTAAAGTAGTGCTATTTGACGGACTAATCATAATTCCGTCAACTGCTGGAGCGCCAAAAGTAGGTGCGCTGTAGGGAGTATTAACCACGTTTCCCTATCCTATGCGCCCCCTTAGTCCCCGATAATCTTAGTTTTCCGGCTCTTTGGCCAATAGAATGACCATAACCGGAGGATTTAGCCTTTTCTGAGACGGGAATACGACCATAATTACCGGGAGAGTTCCATAAATACTCGTAATAATCGTCGGTTTGGCCTTTGTTGATGAAAGAACTCTTTACAAAGTTCTCATTTGGATAGGCGGGGTCGATTCCCTTGGGTACAGACTTGCGAGGGGACATCAGATTACTCCATAGGGCGAGGTTGCCGTAGCGATAGCACCTAAATAGTTACCACTGATCCAGAGCATAGTGTTTTTGACGACGTTATCTACTACTAACGAGACGCCAGTTGGCGAAATAATAGTCACCGATGAGCTAACTTTAAAATATAGTCCAGCAAATGGACCTACACCGGCTGCTCGGGCACTCGCTACAGTGCTACAACTGACTGTAATGTTAAAAAAATCAAACGCAATTGGCGCATAAACGGGAGGACGGGTTGCCATAGTTAAATCACTCCAAATACATTGGTTGTCGTAGCGAGAACACTGACAAAATTCCCGCTAATCCAAAGAACTGTATTCTTATTGACAGCGTCCATCACCATAGACACGCCCGTTGGAGAGATAACAGTTACAGACGATGTGCTTCTAAAGAATAGTCCAGCAAACGGGCCTACACCTGCCGCTCTAGCGCTTGCAACAGTGTTAACAGCGATTGATATAGCAAAGAAGTCTTGAACTGTTGGCGCGTAATCGGCAGGTCTAGTAGCCATAATTACTTATGTCCCTTGGGCTGTGATTTATGTCCAGCACCATGACCGGGAGCTGCTGTGGGTAATAGTCCACTGCGAAACGGACGACAGCCATGGCCAACAGCATTACCAGCATTAATGGTCATGTTGTTTTTGGTGTTACAGGGCACAACGCCGTGCGCTGAACTCATTTTACCCTGAGCACTCTTTAGAATACCCTGGGATTTAGACATACACTTGGAGCCACTGATTTCACTGTACTTGAATGCACCTTTAGGCATGGTACTCTCCTCTTAAGCTACAACTATGGTTTTTGTCATACCGTTGATTCTGATCTTTAGTCCGGTGTCTGTGTTGTCCTCGCGCCAAATTTCCCCGTCTATTGGAGACGTTGGCGCTGCGCCTGTGGGAATCTGTAATGAAGCTCTGTCTGTGGTAGACGCTGAATATGTAACCTTGTTCCCCAAGATATCATCTATGCCCAGATTACCCTGGATGGTTTTGATGTTACCATTAGCGTTGTCTACCAGTGGATCACTGGTTATGCTTGAGGCGTCATTGTTTGCAATGACATATTGATTACAGCCTGTAACTAACGATATACCTGTTGCATAGTTACCAAGGATGTTACTCTCTATGACTAACGCTGTGGTGGCAGCATCAATCTCGATGGCGGTTGAACCTGCGCCAACAGGCGAGGAGAACCTATTATGGCTAAAATCATGATTAACAGCAGTGCTTCCTAGATAGATAGCCGTGTTACCCCCGCCTATGTTATTATGAGATATATACGCGTTGCCTGCCCAATCATCTATAAACTCTATAGGCCCGCATAAGCAGTTAGACATAAAAACACTATGCCCAGCTCTTATACTCATAGCCGGCCCAATAGTCCCACCTATAATAGATTGAGACATATTAATATAAGACGGCACACTCGAAAAGTCATCAACAAAACGAATCGCATTCTCTGTACAAGATGTAATATCTACCAGATTAAGATAGCACTCGGAGCCGCCTGAGTTCTGCTCGTATGATGAGCTGTCTACCCTAGAGGCAAGTAACCAAGTTACACTGCCGTCGTCTATCTCCTGTAAATACGGTAGAATTGTTGGGGCTGTACCAGCAGAGGTGCCACCTGTTAAGCACTGAAGATTAAACCCATCGACTACAGCGAGGTCATTAGCGCTATAAACATGTCCAGCCTGCCAAGGATCAGAATCGGTACTAGTTGATCCAACGGGATATTGATGATCTAGATTAAGCCTATGAACCCACAGACCGTTGCCGCGTTGTAACCAGTTAGACGTGCCATAACCAAAGGCAACCCAAGAATCGTTAGAGAGCAAATCAAAACCTTCGACGAGTACACAATTAGAACCGCCAAAGACAAGACACTTATCTAACTGGAATGTACCCTGATCGCCAATGTGCAGAGCATAACTTGTGTCGGAGATATCATTCGGAGCTATCGTGGGTGAATAATTAAGCTGTGCTCCCGAGCCCATGAGCCCGATATTACGTAAGCAGCACCTGCCGCCACTAATATGGAATAATCTAACGTCTGCCGTCGGCCCCGTGCATATCCAAGTATTTGACCAGCCCTCGCCTTCAATGTCTACATCTTCTGTTGTTAGTAGTTCAAGCCCACCAGCGCACATATATACACCACGGGGGAAAAGTAACCTACCACTCACGGACTTTATATAATCTAGAGCGTTTTGTACGGCTATTGTGTCATCAGTGTTAGGCCCGTCGCCCACAGCGCCAAAATCTTTAACGCTGACAACTTCGGCATTTTTACTTGCTTGAGTTCGGGTTGCTGAGTTAGAACCAAACGGAGGAGCATAAGGTATGTTACCGTCGATATCTACAGAGAATACAACGTCGCCATCATCGTATAGAGCAAATAATAGAGAGTCTTCACTAGCTACAGGCGATCCACCGGCGCCATTGGTAAAGTTCATACCAATGCCGACATAATCCGTGTCAGCGTCGTTCCAAACAGCTTCTAGAGCATAGATATAGCTCATTACTTAACTTCCTCGGGCGCGGGCTCCGGCTCTGCGATAGGCGGGGGCTCTACTACTTTAGGCATCTGTTCTAACAACGACTTCATGTTTGGTCTGGACGCGCGAGTCTGAGTGTCATAGGTTTTGTCTAACTTCTCAAGCAGTGAATTTATTTTAACGAACTCGTTGAGAGAAGATTTAAGCTCCAGGGCAGCGTTCTTACTATTAGATACTTTTTGTGAGCCATATCTAATATGAGTATTCAGCGCTGCTGCCAGTAATCTAAACTCTTCATGTGTGATTTCAATGTTAATCTTGAATGGCTCAACAGTGCCCACGGTCTACTCCTTTAGGTTATGTCTATAAAGTGCCAAGCCGCTCCGTAGTAGAACCATAATTTATCGTTTACTGTGTCTACTACTGTAGCGCATGCGCTATCTGAGTCTACTGCTGGTGTATCAACGGGCGATCCAGCTGTTCGTGGAGTGAATAGAAATCCTTCTGTCATGTTTGTTGGATTGGTTGTATCCTTGTAACCAACAAATAAATCACAACCAACTATAGTCCCCGATGCATCTTCTATGATTATATTATTATCGTCATCTTTGTTAATTACTGCGCCTGTGCCGTCGCCAAAGTTTAGACCGTTTTCAGCAATAACTATAGCAGCATCAAATATATAGCCTCCGGCCTCTGTAAAGAATACAAACCCATCTTCAGCGCCTATGGTGTATTGGTCTGCCCCAAACCGTATAGCCCCATACTGATCTACGCTGAATACTGATTCATCTACATTGACAATATTAATTGCTCTAGATTCTGAACCAGCTACAGGTTCACCACCGTCGCCGTCAGATATGGTTAGAGCAAATCCGTAATAAGTAGTGCCCGCATCATCCCAAGTAGCGAACAGGTCATATATGAAACTCACGATATTTTCTCCGGCGCCGGGAGCAGTTTTGTTTGCTCAGCCAACTGTAGCCAATGCTCCGGGTCTTGGGAAGGCTTGGGGGCCTGTATAACAAATTTATGAGTGACTTTCTTCTTAACTTCAATGGACTGTAGTTTAGCATTCTGATAAGGAGCTAACTTATGTGCGCACTCTACCGCCATGTCGTTACAGTGTATAATTTGCTTAGAGAGAGCTACTAAGAGATCGCCCCTGGCCGCTCCGTTATCTTTAAGTTCTTTTTTGAGAGCAACAAATAAGTCCGTTCCGCGGGACTCATAGAATACCATTTTGTCATGGAGCACGTCCACGGCTGCCCGCTTGAAGTAATTATTGGGTTTGGATTTGAAGCGGGCTCGCTCAAGTTTCATAACTTCTGTAGGGCCTGTATTGGAGCGATGTTCATTTCCTTTACAGCCATGCGAATTGTTTCATCATGTACAAAACTAACAACTCTCCCGAGTAGATCGTCATAAACTTTATCTACTACATTTTGTGCCGAGATAGTTACTGCATCCTCATATTTACTAATATTATCCGGGGTCATGTTGTGCATATAGGCGCTGTAAATCTTCTGTACGTCTTCATCTGAGAACGCATAAGAAGTATTCACAACACCATGTTTAGAATCAATGATAGTCAAGATGATATTCGCCATAGTTCTGTGCTCCTGGTTCATTCATTTTATTCACTCGCTCTGCCTTAGCAACCGCTCGTGAATTGTGTGCCCCATGGGGTTGGGGCGCCAGACTGCTCAAGTTAACGGGGGCACTACAGTTAACGAACTATCCGGCGCCCCATAGTAGTTAGCTTAGAGTTGTAAGTGAAAGTCAAGAAGATTTCGCTTGACATTGGAGTGAAAATTTTTTAAGATCGGGGAGAAGGGGGTGTCCATTCCCTTTTTCGACTATGCTCAAAAGAGGAATGAAAATGATAATACAGATAGGCGCCAAGGTCTGGATCAATGTTCTACAGATAGTTAGTGTAGAATTCTGTAGTGAGTTCACAAGAGCGAACAAACAAAATGCTTTGCATATCACAATGACCAACAATAAGGTCTATATTGTTACACAAGACCCTGATGAATTATTAGATGAACTAGAGCAGTTCAGGATGCCTACAAGGAATAAAAAGTGAAAACGTACACCGCCGGTGTAAAATGAGATACTTCTACAGAGCCAACGGCTGGGATGCTTATTTAACCAAGCCAAGAGATAGAAAGAGTCGCGCGATGAGCTACCGCAGCATGACTGTATACAAAGTAATGACTAGAGGGGAGTATCCAAATGATGAGAAGGATGTAGTGGTAGCTACGTTTGCTGATGGCAAGCACGCTACAGACTATGTCGAGTTAAAGAGTAGGATGGAGAGGAAGAAATACAAGATAGAAGTAGAAGTTAGGAATGTAGGAAGTGGGAGGGCTAAGTAATGTTATGTCCTTACTGTGATCCAAGTCATCCGTGTGTAAAGTGTGTAGAAGCAGCAAAGCAACTAGCTGAGCAAAAAGAGAAGGTGAATAATCAAATGGATGAGCTAGAATTTAAGAACAGACTAGGAGGTTTAACCAAAGAAGCACTCAGGGAGCGTATCAATGGGTTCTATGATTTAATCAAGACAGCTGATAGTATAGGTATGGGGGGCACATCGTTCCAAAAGCATTTAGCTGATAAGTTTGACAAGCTCTGCAAGGAATATGTGGAGAGGTTTGTCAGATGATGGATATAATTATAACAGGGTTTTTAGCGGCGGGGATTATATCTTGTGCGTTCAAGATAGGGCAGCTGGAGGATCGTATCAAGAAACTGGAGAAGGGCGATGAGCCAAAGAAGTAATCAAGAGGAAGCCGCGGGCTGCTTGATGATAGTTGGCCTTGTAGCTATAGGGGCTGGATTAGGGGCAATGTTTGGATGGGCTGGGGCTTTGATTGGTTTTGGAGCGGCGGTGCTAATAATAGGAGCGGTGTCATGAGTAGTGCCATAGCTAGTATATTCTACGATGAAGACAAGAAAGAACTAACGGTCTCGTTTGTAAAAGGAGGTGTATGGGTTTTCCATGGAGTGGATTCGCAAACGGCTGAAGCCTTTGAAAGTGCTGGTTCACAAGGGACTTTCTTTAATATGCAAATAAGAGGACAATATAGCTATGGGAGGGTGGGGTGAGATTTCCTTTAAGTAATAGTACATGGTTTGAGTATTACTGGGATGCGGAGCTGGGGTATATTATATGTGAGGTGAGGCTGGGGTACATTGCAGGGATTGAGTTTATGAGCAAGGAGAGTGGGTTGTGGGAGGTGGATTGGAGTGGGCACAGTGATCCAGAGACTTTGAAGTATTATTTATAGGGGATTTTAAGATGCATAAGTTATTGTGTTGGACGAGTTGGTGTAGAGTGGGGAGGCGGTGTTGTTTGTGTTCTGTATTAAAGGGTTTTTAAGATGCGGGAAATTGGGAATAATATATAACATCGGATGGCCCGTTGCAAAAATATCACGTACCATTTTTATTTTATTCAGTTGCAACTATGTCACGTAACATAATTATCACGTACACAATAAGTTTACCAGAATGCGAAATATATATCTTGTTGCATATCTGCCACTCATTCAGTCATAGTTGTATATACATATGAATGCAGCGATCGCTGTGTTGTATACACATTGTGTGCAGCGCAGCAATTGTATATACATCTCACAATAAATGAGTTGACACGTTATTTTCCATAATACCCATTATGCGAATGGGTATATACAACCCAGAGCCGAGATGTATATACAACTATGCGGCAATGCAACATAGGTTGTATATACGATGCTGCACCGCAACGAATCAAATGTATATACAACAGGCGCCTAATCACAATTTCGTGAGTGTGATAATAATATCATTGTCAATAGATAATAATCGCTCGTGTTGCATAGTGTGTTGTAACTGAGTTACGCGATTGCCGCGCCCTGGATGGCCCTAGGCTTCACAGAATTAATTGAGCTACGATGGCCCATAAAGTTTGTAAAACGCTCTGTAGCGCGAGTTCACGTTTTGTTTTTACACTGTTCAATTGCTTATACATAACATTTGATTTGCATGTTGGTTGTCCGCGCCAGCGTTCTAGGTTTGTTCCGCGTCTCACCAAACGTAAGATGAATGACAGGTGAGTGACACGAAGATGACGGGACGAACCAAGCGAAAAGACGAGCATCCAATTGGGAAAATGACAAGTAAGACAGATGTGACAGGTGTTTTCTATATCAATAGAGAAAAATATAATTAAACGATGTATAGTAAGGATATGAGGGGGAGAAAGGGTAAGCAATGTGAAAAGTCCTGGCAAACGTGTCATACGTGGCACAACCCTTGATTTTACACGCTTTCTAGGCTGTCCCTCGTGTCACCCCATCTGTCATGACGTGTCACTGCCCCCATGCGTCACCCTGCCGCACCCTCCCGGCTAGCTTTCCCCATTGCCCGCTAACTCAATTAATGCATTCCCAATCGAATCATGCTACTCTCTTGCTTGTCTAAACATCTTGAGGAGCCGCAACCATGTCTCACTACAAACCAGAGCCGCACTCTATTACCCCAGCAATCCTGCAACTCAAAATTCGCAAGAACAAAGCAGCCGCGAAACCCGGCATCCCCAAAGCCATTGCATATAGAACCGGGATATTTGACCCCAAGAGTGACTGCGAGGCCATGATCGAAGCCTTTGGTGCTGACGCTGTAATCCGTCTCGTTCACGCCATTGAAGAGATGCGCCGCGCCCAGCATCGCAACGCCTTTGTGCAGACGCCTGTAATCACACGCTAAGGAGCTAACCTAATGAACCGCCGCAATGCCCACTATGCCCCAGCACATCGCCGCCGCTATCATCGCCACAGCCTCGTCACCGAGATTATTCTGTTGATCTTGCGTCGCATCCTCCGCTAACTCAATCACAAGGACACACAGCCATGCCCACTAAAGCTCCAATCTTCGCGCATCGCCACTACGTTGTCATTGCTCGCCTGATGGGTGAGAGTGAAACCCACGCTAAATTCGCCGCCGCTCTCATGCAGTTCATGATCCTTGAAAACCCCAAGTTCAACCGTGCTCGCTTCCGCAAGGCCATGCTGGACGCTAAGGCTGCCAAGCTCCAGCAACCCGGTGTCTATATACTAGACGAAATAGACTGACCGATCATTTTACGGACGTCCGTAAAATGATCTAGGGGAGCGCAAGCTCCCCTTTCTTTTATCCCATTGGTTGTGTGTGCAACTCAGCTCAAGCTCGCGCGGCGAACAATGTATATACAAGCCACGGGCACCGGGAAAATTCCCACGAGTTGTATATAATACTCATCACAACTTGGCACAATATTTGCCGAGCACAAACCCACTATTATTTATTGACCGTTGCCCGCACTAAATGATATTACTTAGCTTGGACTAAAACCACTAAAACCTTGCGGAAGGACACACTACAATGCACCCCAAGAACAAGCACCCTGCGGATCGTCTTCACTACTTGAGCGATGGGCTCAAGGACGGCCATGTGCGCGCTATCGCACAACGGCTCGCCTCAGCAAACAATTTCATAGTTCCCGAGGACTACAATCGTTATGAGCTAGCTGATTGGACTATTCGCAATTACAGTCGCGATCAAATCGCTGGTGCGCACCACGCCTTAATTCAACAGTATCAATTGACAGGTGGCCGCGCGTTTGTGAAAGGGCGCAACCCCGGTTCAAAGAATAAAAAGCATTGGTACAACGAGCCCACGCCAGCTCCGGCCCCCGAGCCGCAGGACTATGGCCCGGTGCCCCATATTCCCCCGCAGGCAGCCGATCCGTTCGCGGATATGGGACTATCGCCCCTCCCCGACAACGCATCCCCAGCGCCAGCCTTGCCCCAGCAAACCCCATCCCCCGAACTGGACTTGTCTCTATACGCGCTGAAGACTGACGTTGTCGTGGTCGCCGCTAACCTTGAAGTAGCAATGAAAGATTACTGCGGCACCAATTTTCGCCGCATAGAGAACATGGTCGAAGCGATCAAACTCAATCAGCCCGTTCGCGTTGTCATTGAACAGCCTCAACATGCGGACGTGCCTGCTGTGCTTCGTGACTTGGGTGTTCAGCATCACAATTTGCCTGAACTGATTTCAATGTGTAACTCGCGCAATCATGATGGCAGCCGATTGAATGTATGGCTGCACGGCCCCGCAGGTACTGGCAAGACCACTGCGGCTAAGATGGTAAGCGAAGCACTCACACCGGGTCGGTTCTTTAGCTTGCCTGCGATGGAGACAGGGTTTCAGATACTTGGCTATCGTGATGGCCACGGGGTCTACCAAACAACCCTGTTTCGTGAGTGCTGGGAAAATGGTGGGACAATCATTATGGACGAAAGCGACAGTTACAGCCCCAGCGCAGCGCTCGCGGCTAATGGAGCGCTAGCTAATGGCGTTGCCGCATTCCCGGACAAAATGATCGCGAGGCACCCTGATTGCATCATCATCGCGGGCGCCAACACAACCGGGCTCGGTGGAACTCACGATTACAGTGGCCGCATGAAACTCGATGCAGCGTTTATGGATCGCTGGTGTATGTTGGATTGGCCCATTGATGATGCACTTGAAGCCTCGTTGTGTGACAACCCGGCATGGCTTGAAATAGTCCGTCATTGCCGCGCCCAAGTGATCGCGCGCCAAATCAAGGGCTGTATGGTTACGCCGCGCGCTACTCTGTACGGGACCGCGTTGCTACGAGGCAAGCTTTCGCTTGACAGAGTAATGCGCAGCACGATCCGCAAAAGTATGACTGATGCCCAATGGGACCAAGTTAAACCGCCGCGTAACTTGATTAATGATTGCGAACTTGTTAGAGAATTGTTCGCGGCCTAACTCAATCAAGCTGGAGCACGCGCCATGCCTACGGTAATCTCTCACTTTGAAGCGCCCGAGGACTACGCGGCCCATTTGGCCGCTATTCCTTCGCAGTATAAACGTGAACAGCGCCAAGAACCCTCTTTCTTTGGCGGTTCTGTTGAGGCCAATATCACCAAGCTTGTTGAAGGCGATACGAGCAATCTGGCCCGTGTCGAGCGCATCATTGACAACATGGAAACGTCTAACGTGTTCTCAATCGACGTTCCTGTTCTTGTTCCGTCGGTTGTAGGTTTTGTGCCGAACGTTCCTGCTGTTCTCGCTGGGCACCCCGAAAGTATGTTCAATCGCGGCTATGTCGAGTCGCCTTCTCTCACCTCGCCGCTAACTGTGTATGTGAATACTTCTGTTCATGCGGACCTTAAGGCGCCAGAGATTATCAATCGCGGTGTTGCTGTTCTTGCCTTTGTGCTGGCAATGGAGCGTGTGCGCCCGGTTGACCTGTACGTTCTCAATATTCGCGGCAACGAGTACAATCCGGGAGTGTATGGCTCTGTTGTCAAAGTAGCCTCGCGCCCAATGGACCTAGGGCGCGCCACATATATGTTGACTGATCTAGGGTTCACCAGAGCGTTGCGCACCTGCGACGTGTATCACAAGGCACAACGAACGGCGCGCGATGGCGGCCCCTTCGCATTCGATTGTCAGCCTCAATCCGATGAAAGCGAGGCTAAGTTTCGCGAGTTGCTTGACATATCGCCTAACGATGTTTTCATTCGTGGCGCGCATCGTAGTGACAAGCTTATGCTCAGTGATCCTGTTGCGTGGGTTAACCAGATGATTGTGAAGCACTCAAACCATCAGGAGAACGTGTGATGACTGATACACTCACACTCCAGTTCACCGACAGTGAGCTTGAGATTATCAATGACGCGTTGCGCAACTATCGTGACACGCGCGAGGGTACAATCCCTGATTTGGATTGCGTTGATTGGTTGCCTGCCCAGATCATCGAGGCCAAAATATTAGCTGTGCAGCTTGACTTGAGGCCCGAGGAGAACGTGTGATGACGCAATTCGAGCTTAGGGCGCGGGTTATCAATTCTAGTGACTTGCCCGGTCACATGTTTGTGCGTTTGGAGTTTACACATCATTATACAGGCGAAACGTTGCATATAATGGAAATTCATTTAGAGCCAAAATATGTTGCAGATTGGATCGCTAAGCAGATTAAATGGGTTAATAAACAGTAAATAATAAATTATATTCTGTAATTAATACTTTATTAATTATTTTTTTAATCACATAGAGTGTATATACATCTATCCAGCTCCCTAATCGTATATACAACTCGTGCCTAGACCGATCCCCCGAGTTGTATATAATACCTTGACATTGGGCCAATAGTGTGCTCCAATAGTGACGGCAGCACCAAGGCTGTTTGGAGGGCAAAGCTATGACCATCAGGGCCAGAAAACCCACAGACACAGAGAAAGCACATGTAGAGAGTACAGTGGAACTCTTGCATGAGGTGATGGAGTCTCAGCGCATACCGGGCATAATCGCAATAGCAGCGCTGCTAGAGATGATCCATCAAGTCACCTGGAACAACGCTAACACCGTCAATCAATTCATGGGACGCTCACAAGCCGCTTGCAACGTGCTTGAAGCTACATTGGATAGCTTTCTGCAAGACAAGTTAAACAGTTGGGTTGAAACTAAACCCGACGATAAGCAGCTTGCGCTCATGATTGATATGATGCGCAAAGGACCATCTGCGCTCAAGCTCAAAGATGGCAAGATCATAGGGCTGGAGTAAAAACAATGACCGGCGACCCTACAGAGACACAAGCTCCCGACGATGACATTGACGCATTCTTGGCGCAGGCGTTTGGTCCTGTTAGGCTTGCGCCCAAGAAAGAACAGAGTCCAGAACAGGACTTTATGAACAGAATGACCGCAGGCACGGTTAATAAGCTCGGGAATTTGCGCTATTACCTGAACTCGCATGAGTTGCCCAAGTTTCAATTCATGCGCCAAGAAAAGGGTATAGCTTACACTGTGGACGGTGTAGCAGAAACCAAACAAATACCGGGCGCAGTGTCTGCTAAGCCTTTGCTAACCAAAGTACAGAGAGACATCACCCGCGAAGAATATATTAAACACTCTATTGAGTATTATTTGTGCATGCACTACTTGCCTTTTTTCTTGGTTGACGAGCGCAACCCGCACAGACCCGTGTGCTCTCTATCCAGGGTTGTGGACATGCTTGCAGAGCACGACGACATAAAAGAGCTTCGCACCAAGAAATATTGAGTGGAGCGCTTGACTGCCCTACAGGATTATGGTTCTATCTCTGTAGGGCAATCATGCTCTAAAGCAAAGGACATCACACAATGGCAGTTCAAGCAGCACCCAAGACTAACGGCGCCGCCGACGACGATAAGAAGCGCGCCGAGGGGCCGGTGAAGATCAGTTATGTAGGCGCCAACGGCGAGGCACACGACCGCGTACCGGATGACGTAAAGTTTGTTCGCGTGCTTGATCGGATTGGCAACAAGGCCAAAGATTATCCGATGGACAAAGTTCCTCCGCTCATGCTGTTGATGCATGCGGCTCAGGGTATCGGCAAGCGTTTCGACATTGGCGCGCGTAATTCCTACAAGGCAGACCCAGCAGCTAGCATTACGCTTTCCAGCGATGAGTTGTTCGTCAATATCCTTGCTGGCAAGTTTAGTTCGCGTGGCGAGGGCAAAGGTGGCCCCGGTCGCTCCTTCGATTTCGAGAAATGGGTTTGGGTTTGGCAGTCTGCATACAATTCCAAGCGTAAGGGCAACCCCAAGATCGCGCCTTGGACCGACGTTGCGTCACAGCGTTTCCAGACCAAGCTTGAGGCAATGGAGCCTGCACCGCGTAGGCAGTGGATCAAGGAACAGCTTGCAGCCGATCCGGTATTCAGCGTAGCCGAGGCAGAGTACAAGTTGATGGTCCAGAAGCAAGCGGCCAAGGCAGTGGCAAAGGATGCCAAAGACGCGCCCGTGACAGACAGCTTTGCCGACCTGTTCTAGTTCTAGACACAATTCCTTAACCCTCTTGGGTTAAGGTCACTAGATCGGCGGTGTTCTCCGCAAGTCGCCGCCGATTGAAAGGCTAGCAGAGTATCAGCCCCCGCGTTGCTCTGTTAGCTGGCCCGCAGGTGTCCCCCCCGATACCTGCGGGCACTTTTGCCCGCTACACTGTGGACCTTCGGCAAAGTCTCCCCAGGTGTGGCGGGCATCTTTTTAACAGGAGGGTTGCATGTACCACATATTTGCGTCCTACAAAAACAATAAATACTATGTGGGGAGCGCTATCAGCTCTAACAGCGCTAACCATATGCTGGGGCACTATAAATCTTATTATCGCTCGGCTAAATTCAGTTGTGAACTAAAAGAGCTAAAGAAACTAGACCTGTTTGGCTACTACACTCAATTAGATTTTATTAAGCACTATCAAAGCGGACACTATTTGACTGCTCTGCTTGAACAACTACCCGCTTGACTTTCATATAAAACCTTTTAGCTTAAGCTCCGCAAGCGCGCTCGGATTGGGGAGCCCCGCCACATGCCTGCCAGACATGCCCTAGACGCGTCTAGGAAGCTCGCCCAGCGAGGTCTAGAGCCATGACGCTGCGGGAGTACCTACAGAGCCATGGCCTCACCAGCGAGGCTTTTGCGAAGCTTGTGCCCTGTTCCGATAGCTATCCCTGGATGCTTGCCAATGGCAAAGCGACACCGGGTTGGCGCATGGCTAAAAGAATAGAGCGCATAACAGGCGGTGCAGTGCCCGCATCCAATTGGTTCAAAGAGGAAAGCGGGGAAATAGAGTTAAGCGACAACGTAGAAGAAACAATAAGTGAGTTAATGAAGAAAGTTAAAAAATGATAGAAGAAATTAGATGGATACACAGAGACAAAGAATTTAAAGAAGTATTCTCTCTGTCTGTATCTATGGATACAAAACTAGAAACTAAAGAAATGTTTATAGAAAGAATGAAAATAATGTGGATGACTATGCAAGAAGCAATTAATAATTTTGGGAAATTAGAAAGATGAATATATTAATATTAGGCGGCACAGGATCATTTGGTCACGGGGCTGTAGAATACCTATTAAAAAATAAGACTGTAGAAAAATATGGCCATAAATATTTTTACGACAAGATATGTATATACTCCCGTGATGAGCACAAACAGGAGCTTATGCAACACAAATTTAACGATTCTAGACTAAGGTTCTGGCTTGGTGATGTGCGGGACAAAGACAGGTTACAGATGGCAGTCAATGACGCAACACATATTATTCATGCTGCCGCGCTAAAGATAGTCCCCAGCGCTGAATATTCACCGTTTGAGTATATTAAAACCAATGTGTTAGGCTCACAGAATTTAATAGACTGTTGCTTGAATAGTCCAATAGCGCCATCGGGCTGGCCCAAAGTTATAGCGCTATCAACCGACAAAGCTGTTATGCCTATTAATTTGTATGGTGCAACTAAGCTCTGTATGGAAAAAATGTTCTTTGCCGCTAACAATATCCGAGGCGAATATGGCCCTAAATTTAGCGTTGTCCGGTATGGTAATGTGTGCGGTTCTAATGGTTCTGTTATTCCTTTATTTGCGCGATTAAAGAAAGAAGGCGAGCCATTGCAAATAACCGATATAGCTATGACTAGGTTTTGGTTGCGCCTAGAAGAAGCTGTGGAGTTCACATTCAATAGTCTTAATAAGATGCAAGGAAATGAGTTATTTATCCCCAATATGCCAAGCTTTAGAGTGTTAGAGCTAGCTAAAGCCTTTGGGCATATGTATCAATTCTCAGGCATACGTCCAGGCGAGAAAATACACGAAAACCTCTTTACGGAGGACGAATGCGAGAAATACAACATCTCGACCCTGCCGAAGTCCAGTGGGGAGAACAACGTGTGGATGAGTGTAAAGGACATAAAGACAGAACTAAAGGAAATGGGCTACCTGTGAAGGATATACCACTTATGGCACACCAATGTTGGGAATGTATAATAGGAATAGTGAGTGTATTATTAGTGTTAATTACACTAATAGGTCTAACTCACTACTATAATGATATATGGTGGCAGAACGAATACAAATATAGAGCTGAATGCTTAGCCAAAGGTGGTGGCGTTGTTATAATTGGTGAGTATAAAACACTATGTCTCGTAAAGTAAAACTCAGACCCCGAGCCAAACTAGTCAATAACACCTATAAACCGAGGGCAACCGATGGCCGTCCTAAGAAGAAACCAATCAGCCAACTATATAACGTACAAATGGCCAAATCATCCAGACGTACACAGGATGAAGAATCCGGGAGTTAATCTCCGAAAGCACACAACACACAACAAGACAAGAGAGATTCAAAGGTACTGGAAACAGCAATGGAAAATCCGTTCGAGATTGTCAGAAAATTTGAGTCTGCCGTCAGTGAGTATACAGGCGCACCGTATTGTGTGGCAGTCAACAGTTGCACCAACGCTCTCTTTCTTGCCTTAAAATACCAATATAACGAGCGTAGAATAGGTATAGAGCAACCATCTAAGTTTAATAAGAACTACAACCAAATAACTACCGCTGTAGAAATACCTAAATACACATATTTAAGTGTGCCCATGCAAATAAAGCACGCTGGTTTTGATGTACTATTCAGGGACGAAGATTGGATCGGCTCATATCAATTAAAACCTTTTGAGGTATTTGATAGTGCCAGAAGATTTACATGGGATCAATATAAGCTCGCGAGAAATAAAGCTAGATTTGGTAATTCATTCACATATGAATGTGTCTCTTTCCATTGGTCTAAAATTCTAGGTATACAGCAAGGCGGAGCAATTCTGCATAACGATCCACATTTTGACATTTGGGCGAGGCGCGCACGCTTCGATGGCCGCACAGAAGGCATAGCGCCAAAGAATGACCCCATACAAGAGCTTGGCTGGCATATGTATATGAGCCCGGAGATTGCCGCCGAGGGCTTAACTAGGTTATATTATCTGAAGAAACATAACCCAGACCTTCCCAACGATGATTATCCTGATTTGAGCAAGCTGGAGATATTCAAATGACTGAAGATAAAGATGTAACATTTCCAGAAGTAGAAAATACATTTAAATTAATAGATGCGCCTGTGACTGGTGACTTTGTTTCTATTGCACAGCCCAAATACGTTTGGAAGTGTAAGCTATTCGGCATGGGGGATAATTATTACATACAATTTACAGAAGATCAAAAAGTACCCAATTGGTTCTGGCGCAAGATGCAATATTTACTATTTGGCTGTCAGTGGGAGAGACTACCGTGAACCTCTTTGGCAAGGAAATAACCCCAAAATCTCCCCCGTTGTTTGTAGCCGAGATAAGCTGCAACCATGGCGGTTCACTGGAGCGAGCCAAAGATACTATGTTAGCCGCTAAGCTGGCTGGCGCCGACGCTGTGAAAATACAGTGCTACACACCCGATGAAATGACAACTAACAATGGATTTCTAGCCAAAGGAGGCCCATGGGATGGTAGAGATTTATATGCTCTCTACTATAAGACACAAACGCCTCTTGATTGGATGGAAAGCTTATTTGACTTTGCCGAGACTAATCAAATAAACCTATTCGCTTCTGTATTTGGCGAGGATGGTCTACAAAGATTAGAATATAATCATTGTCCAGCTTACAAAATAGCTAGCTTTGAGTTTAACGATACAGAGCTAATAACCAAAGTAGTTAAAACGGGTAAACCGTTATTACTCTCTACGGGCACGGCCACCCCAGAAGAGATAAATAGAGCTATATCTATTATTAACCCAGCTAATTCTTGCTTAATGCACTGTGTCAGTAAATATCCACATCCTTTAGATGAAGCTAATTTATGGAAAATAGATTTCTTAAAGGGTTTCTATCCTATAGTTGTGGGCTTCTCAGACCATTGCGACGATATGGGAGCTATGTTGGGCGCAGTAGCCAAAGGCGCCAAGATAATCGAGAAGCACTTTCAAAATGACACATTAGGAGTGACTAGTGAAGATCAAGAGTTCTCTTTATACCCAGAGGAATTTGAGCACTACAAAAAGATGGGCCTAGCTGCTTGGAGCGCTGGCCAGAAAACACCCTACGACACCGAGAAAGATTCTCGCCAGTTTAGAAGGTCACTCTATGTGGTGAAAGATATCAAAGAAGGAGAAATGTTAACCCCAGAGAACATAAGGAGCATAAGACCTAGCTATGGTATGGAGCCCTACAAATACAAGAACGTGCTTGGAAGGGTTGCGAAGACTAACATCAAAGCAGGAACACCACTCAAAGGAGATATGTACTATGACTGACGCAAAGGAACAAGGTGGATTCAAAGCGCCACCTATCTTTGGGTATAAAGACGTTAAGCCTGTAACTCAAGAGCTTGTTGACGCCAATAAAGAACGCGAGGAAAGATTACTGCGCGCAGTAGACGAATGGAATAAAATCAACGAGGCATACTTAGATCATCGTTGGCTAGCCATTGCCAGGACACACTTTCAACAGGGCTTTATGGCCATGAATAGAGCTATATTTAAACCCCAGAGAATCTCTCTGCCGGAAGATGTAGCAGTGAAGCCTCAACCGCCTTCAGAAGTTCATGGAGCCTATAAATATAAGGAGCCGAACAATGACTGAGCCTAAGCCATACCAAATCACCAAGGAAATGATTAAAATAGCTATAGATCAGCCCGCGATCTATAGTAATAAATTTTACTTCACTTCTATGCCGGGAGCTGTGCGCATAGCTTTTTGTGAGCAGTTATTCAAAGAAGATGATCCGCTCTATCAAGAGAAAGCTAGAACTACGATCATTCTTCCGAATGAAGAGTTTCTGAAACTCTCACAAGAAATGTTTAGGCTTGTACAACAGTTACAATCTGAGCAAACTCCAAAGGCAAATACGGATAAATGAAATACTGCAAAGAGTGCTTATATCCTAGCACTAAACCCGATATATGGTTCGATAAGAAGGGACTCTGTGCAGCCTGTATCGCTTTCAAAGAGCGAGATAAGATAGACTGGAAAGAACGAGCCAACGAGTTTGAGAAACTGGTCTTTGCAATCAAACAAATGAAGTTTGACTACGATTGCATTGTCCCGGTCAGTGGCGGTAAAGACAGCCACTACCAAATTATAAAGGCGAAAGAATATGGACTTAAAGTTCTGGCTGTTAACGCAACTACAGATTCTCTGTCTAGCCTCGGGCAGCGTAATCTTACTAATATTAGTCGTCTTGGCTGTGATGTTATTTCTATATCTGTGGACTCCAGAGTCAGAAATGGAATCGCTAAACATGCATTGTTGGAAATTGGCGACATTTCTTATGCCGAACACGTTACTATATTTACTGTTCCAATTCATGTTGCGCATAAGCTAAGCGTGCCCATGGTTCTCTGGGGCGAAAACCCGCAAGCAGAGTACGGTGGCCCCGCCGCTGCTCAGACCAGCAGGAACCTAAACGAGCGCTGGTTAAGCGAATTTGGCGGTTTAAATGGCCTACGGGTAAGTGACCTCATAGAGCAAGGGTTGTTGCCGGAAGACAGCGCACACTTTTACAAATATCCCAATGGTGGAGCGCTTAAGAACCCTACTGGAGTATTTCTAGGATATTATTTTCCTTGGGATGGATATCAAAACGCTGTAGAGGCACAGAAACATGGATTCAGATGGAGTGAAAAGCCCGTCGAAGGGATCGGATACGGTTATGAAAATCTTGACAACCTTCAGACCGGGCTCAGAGATTATCTTAAATATGTTAAATACGGATTTGGTAGAGCAACTGACCTCGTTAACAATCACATTCGTCGGAAAAGAATTACTAGAGCAGAGGGTATCTCTCATTGTGCCACATGGGACGGCCAGTATCCACGTACATATCTCGGAGTCAGTCTTGAAGAAATACTCGGACAAGTTAATTGTACGATAGAAGAATATATAGAAGTAATAAAGAGATTCACAAACAAAGAGCTGTTTACCTTTGGGAACCACACGGACTTACCTATGCCCAAGTTTGAAATAGGGAAAGGATTATTGTGACCCTCAAAACCAGAATAATCCCTATATTATTAACTGACGGCAAAGGCAACGTGGTCAAACCTGTAAAGTTTGAGCGGCCATATAGGACCGTAGGCTCGCTTATGCAGCACATAAGGGTAATGGAGCGGCGCAACATAGATGAGCTTATTATCCTTGATATAGAAGCTACTAACGAAGGGAGATTAATAGATGCAGAACGCATTAGAGATTACACTAAAGAGCTTTATTGTCCTGTTACTCTCGGGGGCGGTATTAGGTCTTTGGGTGATATTAATACTCTCCTTTCTGCTGGTGCTGACAAAGTAGCTATTAAGACAAACTACTGGTTAGTGGAAAAAGCAGCCATAAAATTTGGCAGTCAAGCTATTGTCTCTGTTATAGATATACATCCCGGCTATGTATATATTGATTATATTACACATGCAAAAGGTTTGGAACGAAGTGGGGCCGGAGAAATACTATTAACAGACATGAGTAAAGACGGCACTATGGAGGGGTACAACACAGATATACTCTATTATCTTTGTGATACGCTGGATATCCCTGTTATAGTCAATGGTGGGTGCTCTGGCCCTGAAGACATGGAGAAAGCACTCAAACACGGTGCGCACGCTGTCGCTGCGGGCTCAATGTTCCTATATAAAGATATCACCCCAAGAGCTTGTGCGAAGTATCTTAAATCCAAGGGTTTTGATATGAGGATAGAATGAATAACGTTATCAAATATCTCCCCCGCAAAAAGAAACAAATAATAGGTGTGGTTATCCAGGCGAGAATGACTAGTGTAAGATTCCCTGGCAAATCCATGGCTTTGCTCAATGGTAAACCAGTGCTTCAGCACGTCATAGAGCGCGCCCTGCAAATAAGAGGCGAGAAGGGTATACCCATAGATTATGTCATAGTCGCTGTCCCCGACACAGAAGACAGTGAGCCTATGATCCAGCTAGCGGAGAAACTAGGTGTTAAGAATTTTTGTGGCGATGAGAACGATGTGTTGGCCCGATATCATTCTGCTGCTCGGTGCTTTAACTTGGATATTATTCTTCGTATTACTGCTGATTGTCCATATTTTAACCCCTATGTTAGCAGTGAAGTGCTACAGCTGCTTCTTTGGCGTAAATTAGATTACTGCTCTAACTGTTATCCAAAGCGAACATACCCCAAAGGCTATGATACAGAAGCGTTTACTTATGATTGTTTAGATGCAGCGTTTCAGTTAGCTACCACTGACGAGCAAAAAGAGCACGTTACAACTTGGATGGTTGAAAACCTAAGTAAATTAAATACTGCTTGTGTCGCCCAGCATAAAAATAAATCACACCTTGATCTCTGTGTTGACAATCCAGAGGATATAGAGCGAATAGAGAAACTAAGCGCAGACTGGAAGTGGGGCCATGAGCCGATAAAAATGCAGCCCATAAAGGTGTCAGTATGACCAAACAAAAAGAACTATGGGAAGGGCAGTTTGGGGATGATTACACAGCGAGGAACGCTATCACTGACCAAGACTTAAAACACAGGACTATGTTTTGGTCTACTGTATTAAACACTTTTGGCCCTGACATACCGCACTCTATCTTGGAAGTTGGCGCGGGCAACGGTATTAATCTCCAAGCCATAGATACGCTCTATAAAATAGCAAAGGAGAAGGTATTAATAGGCGCAGTAGAAATTAATGAGAGAGCTAGGTTAAGATTATTAGATCAAAACATAGCTACAGATATATACCCCAGCACAGAGAGCGTAATACAAAAATATGATATGGTATTCACTTCTGGTGTGTTAATTCATGTACACCCTGATGATTTATTAAAGACCACTAAGGAGATTTATAGGCTATCTAATAAATATGTCTTCTGTGTAGAGTATTTTCGGCCAGAACCCGAGACTAAGCCATATAGAGGCCAGAATGAAGCGCTCTATATGCGGGACTTTGGTAGCTGGTATTTAGATAATTTCCCGCTTCAATGCCTAAATTATGGTTTCTTTTGGAAGCGCGTCACAGGGTTGGATAATCTAACTTATTGGCTCTTTAAGAAGGCTCATTAAAATGGTTATATTAGCGTCAGTGTACTCAGATGACTCAAATGTGCTACACTCACACTGTAGGTTTTTATATAGGCTCTTGGGCGAGCGTCTGCCGCATCAGTCTATATCGCATAAAAAGATGCCCACTTATGCTAATCACGAGAAGTTTGTACTGCTAAAACCATATAAAGAATGGTTTATTATTTATGATGGAATGATGCGGGTGGGGAGTATATACATATCTAAGACTGATGAGATTGGATTATTTATATTAAACGAACATCACAATAAAGGATATGGGGGAGAATCTTTAAAGACTATAATAAAAGAGTACCCAGACTGTATTTTTAAAGCTAATATCAACCCTAACAACTATAAGTCAATTAACTTCTTTAAGAAACATGGTTTTTTGTGGCAGACTATTGATATAATGGAGGGACAAATTACTTATATTAAGCTCTAGAGGTCGGGCGCCGCTTAAAACCACTTACTAACCTATTGGATAATTCTTGCAATCTAATATCTATACTATTCATTCTAGCTTCTTGCTTTACAATCTCAACAGCTGTGTGTGACAGAGTATCTAATTTATCCTCTATATCTTTAAATCTCTCTACGTTAGCTATATGTTTAATAGAAGTCTCTTGGATTAACAAATCTAGCTTAGACTTTAATGTCCAAACTGTACCAATACCACCAATGGCTATCAAGAATAATTGAACGATGCTCACTAGAATATGTAAGTCAATGGTCATCACTCGAACAATCCTTCAAATGGATCTTTAGGCGCCATTATTTCTTCTTTGGTGAGCCCCGTTATTTTCTCGGCTTCTGCTACAGCCATTTCTATCTGCCACACTCTATCTTCCCAATCCGAATATTCTTTCTCTATTCTGTGTAGGTGCTTGCGTATATTATCAGCGTCTTCCTTGCTCTTGGCAATCGCTGCCTTTAGCTCGTCTATCGTTTCCATGGTGCCCCCAGAGGCGCCTAGCGGGCTCGCTGGCGCGGTTTTGAGCCCTGAGAGTACCACGGCCTACCAGTTCCAGGGAAGCAATTTCCAGAGCCCTATTTGGGGCTCTTGCTCGGTTGGCTCGATCTCATCCCTCCGGGTTCTAACTGCAACTTGTGTGGAGATTAACTCCCGACGCAGGTTTCTGATCTCAATGTCGTGGTTGAATTTCGTATATAAAAATATTCCACCCATGAGAATTAACACTGTACATATAGTAGAGACACTGTCCGCTATATCTAGCAACCCTGGCCAGATTACATTACTCCAGAGCCATACAAGACCAGCCATTATCCCTTGTAGGATAGGCGACATTATTTCAAATATCGCGGTGCCAATTCTAAGAACTATACTGACGCCTGGAATCCAAGACAGGAAAGGAAGCACAGCTGCAACTCCAAGTGCAGTTGTTGCCCCCAATCCTAGCCAACCAAGCCAATTATCAACGAGGCTCTGTATCATCGCCAGTCGTTTCCGGTTGGGTTATTTTATTGTCCTCGGATAATTCACTAGGCATCCAACGCCCAGCTTTGTAATCATCCATTGACATTTTATCGAGAGAATTAATTAACCACCATACTCCAACACCACCAGCTCCAAGTAATGCAAGTGTTATTATGGGTATTTTGCCGTTTCCTATATCTAACCAAGAATTAAATAATCCAAAATTGTCAGCTGTAGCCAGCCCTGCACCTGTAGCAATGCCACCTTTCATCCAATTTCTAATAGATGCGAATAACCTCATTTTCTTGGATGAATCTCTGACAATCTTCTCAACTCTCGCGTTATTGGCTACAGTTGTAGGAATAAACATCCAATCAACCAAACCCTTACCATTAAGCTCAAGAGCTAAGGCGGCGGCTGGAGTTAAATCAATACCCGATTTATTGGTAGGTCGCCCCGTAAGGTCTTTGCCGGATTCAGCTTGTGGTCTACTGTTGGTTTCCCAATATTTATCATTAGTGTTCCATGGGCCAACGTCAACAATATTGCAATCCACCGAACGGTCGCCACGGAATACCCTCACTCTAGGTTTTACCCCGCTGAAGCGTGCGGGTAAAGCTACACCAAATTCTTCGTCAGTAATCTCGTGACCATCATAGGCACTTTCGTTTATGTCCTCTTTGCCACCAAACACAGTGGCAGTGATAGACGTAAATCTCTTTGTTTTGTCAATTGGGATCACAGCAGCTTGTGGTGTAGTGGCTGTGGACTCAGGTGGACGTCTAATAGCTATAACAGAGCTTTTATGGTACTTAGATACTTTTACAGCGTCAGATTGATTGCCACCACGACATAAATAATAATCTCCCTCTTGGCCATCAAATAGTGATACGTGTCCCTGAAATACTAATACGTCTCCTAATTGGGGTTCCTCTGTGCGAGTTCCGAATTTCTCCCAAGCTCTCGCCCATAAAAATTTATCTGTGTCAGTAGGCCCAAATATGGGTCTGATACCATTGCGAGCCATGACATAAGCAACACATAAGCCGCACCACGGAATGCTATCGTGAGTGTACTGCGCGCAGTAGAGCTTCATTTCCGGGAAACGCAAAGCTATTGCGTCAGCCCATTTCATTATAATTGGATTGTCGCTGGCGCCGGGCTCCTCTAGAGTACCAGTAATTTCGCGCATGGTGACTAACGGCGCAGGAATTAAATCAGACATTGTTCACCTGTTGCTTGGGACAAAAGAATGCCCCAGACTTTTAAGGTCTGGGGTACAACAGGTCTATAGTCTAATAATTTTTAAGCTGCGTCATCCTGGTTGAAGTTAGTATTGTTTAATATTCCGCTAGAGCGCTGATAGTTCATTAACGCGAGCGACGCGTCCTCTTTTTTAATGAGCGCTTCCAGGATATAGCGATCCATTTTGGAGCTATACAGATCATAATACGAAATAGGCATTTCTCTTTGATACTTCTCAGGTCTACTTTCACATTGAGCCCTGTTGATTAGAGAGAAACTGTTCTCATAGAAGATCATACTATCACATGGGTTATCATCTGGCCCATGTAGAGTGTGTCCAAAGTTTAGCACTTGCTCTTGTGCTATGAGAATATTACAGTCACCGTCTGTGAAGCGCTTCTTTTCTTCTTCTAGTTCTTTGCCCATGCCCCCGCGCATAATAGCGCACTTATAGCCATTGTCTGTCAGCACCTCTAATAGATTATCTATTGATCGTTTGAAACGACAAACGATGATACATTTATTGGAGATTTCATCTTCGAGGATACCAAGAACTGCTTTGATTTTTGGATTTCTTGCAGGCTCAATAAGATTGTGCTGCACCCCGTCGGGGTCCCCAGCAATACCGGAACTGATTTGTTGAAGCCGCAGATACTTAGTAAGGGCAATAGGCGCTGTAATTTCAAGCCCTTCACTGAGCTCAAATAACAAAGCTGTTTCCATTTCTCTATAGAGAGTTCGTAGGTCATTGGTTAGCTCCACTCGCCTAAGAGGTTCATAGACTTTCTCGAAGCCCTTGATGTACTTATCAGGAGCTATGTAACTATGGGGCTCTATTTCACGCTGTAGAATGTGAGTGTTCACGTTGTCTACAATCGTTCGGCCTTGAAAACCCCCCATAATAGTAAAATAATACTTATGTTGATAGAAATTACGACTGGTAGCATTAATAAATTTAAGCTGTCCCCACATATCAGCATTAGAATTAGCGATAGGCTTGCCAGTAAGGACACGACGAAAAGAGCATAACTGAGCCAACTCAACACAAGCTTTTGTAAGCTTATTTCCTGGTTCTTTGAGTTTTGTACTCTCATCTGCCACCACATACGTTTTGATTGTGTCGAACTTCTGCCAATAGAGTTCCTTCATAAAGGCGTCAACGCTCTCATAGTTAATGATAAGCGCACCACCTTTTTTGTTCTTGGAGAAGAAATAGTCTACCGTCTTTTTGCTTTGGCTGCGATAGATACAGATAGGCATAAACGGATCAGCTATTTCTATCTGCTCGCGCCATTGTTCTTTGAGAGAGTTCGGGCAAATAACCAAGAACCAATCAGCTAAGCCATCCTGTTGTAGCTTGGCGAACTCAGCACAAGCGATAAAGGTCTTGCCCAAACGTTGGCGTAGGAAATAGGCAAAGCCTTGTTTGCCATATCCTTTGGCCAGAGCTTCAATTTGAACTTGCCTAGGTTCTATGTGGGGGAACGGCCAGCTTGACATTTTCTATGCCCTCAATCCTATTTATCGCTACTTTAGTTGTAGCAGGAAATGAGACGCTAGCACAATTATACGGGTCTGTCCAGCTTTCTTTCTGGTAAACATAGTTCATTTTGGGCACATACAACTCGAAAAGCCTTTTAACGTCCCATAACTCTGAGTGCTTGGATATTCTAACAGTTGTTTTTGTGCCGGTTGTAATTCTATCTTCAGTGTCAAATAATCCAGCATAGTAAGAGGTGTTACACTGATATCCAACCAAGCACCAAGCTATGCCAGGGTATATTTTATTACAGTTTTCTAGGTAGTGTTTCTGTATTTTAGTTATGGGTATTTGTCTATCTGTTTTATTATTTATCTCCTTCATCCATTTAGCTTCTAAGAGCACAGGAGCGAACCCTGGCAGTACACAATATAAGTCAGGTATGCCCGCTAACATTGGGGCACTCAGACTTATACTGAAACCGCCTTGGGCAGTTACGCTTTTTTTGAAATGGCGTTTAAATGCTGCTTCATCTTTCATTTTGATTTCCTTACCCAATACATATCAGCGTATTCCATTTTTTTAATTCTAGTTGCTTCGGCTCTATACGAATATTCGTCTCTGCGCACCCCGTTATAATAGTCTTCACTGCGGGCTAGCACATCATGTTCGCGCCATGGTCTGAGAGTTCCGTCTGGACGCCTGATTGTGTCTATGTATCTAAAATGATCCACTTGGTTTCTCCTTTATGTTGACCACTTTGCAGTTTTGTTTTTTCTCCCATTGCCACTCTGGATAGCAAAAACAAACTGGAAAATTACACGCCTTTTCATCTTTCCAAAAATAACAGCCTCTAGCTTTGCGCCAGTATATTCTTCTAGGAAATCTATCCAATAGCCAATTATTCTCCTCAGTGCGTGCCATAGCTAGCCTCTGTCCAAGTCACACCTTGTTTGTATTCCACGGCAAAGGGAACTTCCAGATTAAACGGCTCGCCCCTAACATCGCACATAATCCTTTCGATATCGTTAAGCAGGTGCATATGGTCTTTGTGAACCTGGAACAAGATAGCGTCATGGATATTTAATAACATCTGGCAAACGTCGTGATAGTTATTATCTGTGAGCCATTGATCTAGCTCTACCATCTTATATTTGAGGATATCAGCCGATCCACCCTGTACGATCCTGTTCGCGGCTCTATAGCTCCAACGCGGGTCGGGAAACCTTGCACGGCGCCCTAGGATGGTCCGAACGAACCCCCTCGCCTCGGCTCTTTTGGCGGCTGCCTTAGTGAATTTGGAAACCTCTGGAAACGTCCTATGCCAGCGCTGAGACATATACTTGGCTTCGCTTACATCAATGTTCAAATGACCAGCTAGCGAGGGATACCCCATCACATACATCATACCAAGGTTTAAATTCTTGGCTATGTCGCGGCTGATATTCATATACTGAGCAGCAACCATGTGCATATCAATATAGGGAATGCTATTATAGCCAGCAATGAGCGTTGGCTCATGGGAGTAATGTGTAAATAGTCTTGGCTCACACTGAGAGTAATCAAACTCAACAAAAATGAAGTCGTTATCAGGAACAAACATAGAGCGAAATATTTTCCCTGTAAATTTATCACGCTTAGGGATTTGCTGCATATTAGGTTCATATGAGCTTAACCTCCCGCTTTTGGCGCCACCGTATTCACCGGCTGTTTGGTTGAAGTTACAGTGTATACGGCCGTTATGTATATGATTAGGAAGAGGCTCGATAAAAGAAGATATAAGATGGTCGTACTTACGTGCTTCAAGAATAACCAAGCCTTCATTGATTGTTTTGAGAAATCTTTTATTGAAACTTGGGGAGCCTTCAGGAAATCTATCGGTAGGCGCATTGAGCGGCCATTCATTAATCCCACACCATTCAAAGTATTTCTTGAGGTCTTTCGAGGATTTAACATTTATTACCTCAAAGTCTTCACCTATAGGGATGTTTCTGTAAGCTTCTAGATGAAGCTCGGTTATTTGTTTTTTGACTGCCTCAAAGCGCTCTAAGTCTACTTTAATACCCTTGCGCTCCATTTTAAATAATACATGGGTCAGCTTATTTTCTAATTCAAATAGTTTATCGAGCCCTTGTATAGACAACTGGTCCTTTTGTTTTTCGCTTAAGAGAAATGTACTAATATTATCGCCGCAAGCATACTCAACGCCAAGGTTATCAGTACCAGAGAGCTTAAAATAGTTACCCATTTGTTTGGCGTCGGGTTTTCCGCTAAATAGTCCAGCCAAATACTCATAGAGGTCTTTCCCTTTTTTCTGGGGGATATCTGGGTAGTTTTTACACAGGTTGGCCAGACTAAAAGAAAATTGGTTTTCGTTTAATAGCGCGCCAGCTACCATGGTGTCTTTAGTATTATTTATCTCTATACCATGGTTATAACACATATGTTTGTCAAACTTAGCATTCTGGAGCGTAAGGGGTGTTTTCCTCTTGCTTATTATCTGCCCCACAGATCGCTCGAAAGCCACAGGATCATTAATGTTATCCCCGCCCCCATGCCGTACAGGAACATAGGCCACGTCGATACCGTCTGACACTCCATAGCCACAGACACCACATTTAGACCATTTAAGTCCATTGGTTTCCGTGTCCAGGGCTAGAGGTTTATCGGCACTGAGCATGTTTATAAATTTATCTACTTCAGACATTTACGCTCCTATGTTTAGGCTTACGCTCGTATGTAAGCCAATATTCAGCATTCTTGATTTTTATTTCTTCTTTATTGTCTTTGTAGTATTTACGGTTATATTTTAGTCTAGCTTCTCGATTATTTATGTAGTAATCTTTGTAGAATTTCTTTGTTCGCTCAGGGTTATTCACACGCCACACATAGGATTTAACTGTGCTCTTATGCATTCCAGTGCATTCGATCATTTGAGCAACAGTTAAACCCATGCGCATGAGGCGCGCTATTCTGTTTTTTTGTGTTTGTTTCTTTTTGGTTGGCACGGCTGGATTTGAACCAGCGATCAGCCAGTTATGAGCTGGCGGCTTTGACCGGGCTAAGCTACGTGCCATGTTTTTACGCGATCCCGAATGCTTGCAAGATCATAAGCACTACAAGCAGCATAGCTATGACATATAAGATTTTAGCTACTTGCGCGGGCAGAGAGAAACCAAGCTGCTCAAGTACCCAAATAATCAAGAAGACAACAAGTGCGATTACGCAAATGTGAATCAACAATGTGATAATTGTTGATACTGATGGGATACCTACAAGCAAGGCCATTAACGGTGCTAGAACTGTCATTGTGTGTTCCTTTCGTTGTGGTGCGCTCGGCCGGAATCGAACCGGCATGGGTTTTCCCGAGAGATTTTAAGTCTCTTGCGTCTACCAGTTTCGCCACGAGCGCATTGACGCCATCTATTATAGACAGCGCCAATGAAGTAGTCAGGGAGATACATTTACTCTGCTGCCTGTCTGACTAACTTAGGTACACTAGGATTATAGGGCTTATCGCCCCTAAAAAGAACACCGTTTCTCAGGTGGTTCTTTTTATAATCCTCACCATAGATAAACTCCTTCTTATTGTACTTGTTGTAAGGCGACGGCGCGTTGCCGTGCCTTACACTTTTACCTCTGGTCTTTCTACGCTTAGCCATTTCGTCATTCTCGTCTTTCTTGAGCCTGAACCATACTCTTAGCATAACGCACTCCCCTACTTGTTTTTAGTTGGGTGGGGCCAATGGAGTTGCACCATTAGGCAAGTAAATAGGTCCGTTGTCCTCTATTCACTTGTTCTATCCCGGCTTTCATCGGTCATCCTAGATAAACTGTAGAAGATCAACGTTACCTCACAGCCAACCAAGATAATCGTGCTACTACCCGGCGACCCCATACTCACTTAATACTTACCATCGTCGTCGGGTAAACTCTCTTTCTGCGCCGCGTCGTTATGGTTGTATTCTGCTTGATATTCAGCATAGTTCTTTTGGATTTCTTCGCACGTATTGAAAAGCTCTTGTGGGGCAAATCCAGCTGTCTTAAACTGTGGTACAAACCAAGACAGTTTTCCCTCAGACTTTTCGTCAGCGAAACACTTAACGATAATAGAGGTTGTAGGCCGACGAAGCATAAACAGGCTAGTATTAAACTGTCGAGCGTTCGCGAGTCCAGTCCTAAATAACCCCAAGAGGCAAGGAGATAACATAGGATGGTCGGGTAAATAACAAAGATATTCGTATGTAAGTTGAGCCGCTGGAGGGGAATTGTTGTCTTCAGGATCGCTTGAACCCCATTCCAACAATCCACTGGTAGCGACATTACGTCCTGTCTGCCAAGTGACCTCATCTTTCCGTCCCTTGAGTTTAACCTTAAAGGTCTTATTTCCTCCGGTTGTCCAATCCATCGCATTCTTGGAGAAAGCGAGAATATCACCACCTTGGTCGCCGCCATTAGCGTCCCAAACGATTACCCGCTTGCCCACAATCAACGGGACAAAGTTAAATGTGGAACCAAGGGATTTATTTGCGCCCGTGTGCCAAAACTCGCCAGGAATAGCCTCGCCTTGGAAGCTCCGAACCTCGGGATTTAGAGCCTGGAGCAGCTTAATCCTTGGAACCTTGAAATCGTCTTTTCCAAGCCCCTCCATGCCTGTTTGTGCTTTGTCTTTGAGATAATCCGGGACATTATCAAACGGGATAATGCCAGTTTCTACCGGATTGATTTTTGCGGGAACGTTAGCTCGCTGCTTAGCCATGTGTACTTACCTCTATGTGCTCGGGGGATACTGGTTTTCTAGGTGTGTAACGTCTGCTTGCTTTGTCGTCTCGTGCCGCCTCTAAAGGTACTAGCCATCTATTTTTATCTAGAATAGGTACGGTTGCTTTGATGGCATAAAAGTGATAATAACCATTTCCTAGTTTCTTTTGTACTAAATACACATACCCACGACAAGCGTGGGTCCAAGCTATTTTCTTTATCTCTACTGAGAGTAGAGAATCTGTCAGGGAGTTTCCTGAATAATAGACATATTTTTCGTGTCGTTCGGCTTGTTTGAACCAAGCTATGAAACGCTCTGTTTGTGACACGCTAGTTCTTCCTTATTGTTGTGTAGCGTTGACGATGGATAGTGATACAATCCTCTGGTGGTTCTACCGCAGTAGTTTCAATATGTTCCTTAATCGCACTTGACAAAGACTTAGAATTAACTGTTGGAGTGATAAGCGCTGAGAATCCGTTCTCTCGAAGCCATGCATATCCTGCTTCTCGTTTTGGGAATGGTATCGACGCATTGAAGCGAGTTCCAACAATAAAGTTTCCGCCTTTGCCTTTGATGGAGTCAACCCCCATTGATTCAAATGTATCGGGGATCGTTTCATAACTGAGTTTGTCCTTTACGCCGGAGATAATCTTGTGTAGATCATCGAGAATATTTTCACCATCGTATACTCGCTTATAGAATGCTAGCAACTCCGGTATGTTGGATTTGTCGAGCTTTTCAGCCTCGGCAAGAATGCTCTTGGACGCCTTGGCCAAGAGCTTAAGTGCATCGGGGAGTGTGGGTTCGGTCATGTGCGCCCTCTTTCTGTCCTCCCCAGCCTATCACAAGCTGGGACTTGGCGGGATCACAAAACCGTGAACAGGGTTTTATGTGCAACCCTAGAGCGCACAAGCGCCATTAACACAGTGGGCATCCGCAAACGTTTTCTCAGGTTTAGCAGATACTATAACCGCACCTCGCAAAGCTGTGGGGCGAAACACCGTGATACCCTTGAGCCCCATGCTATATGCACGCTTATATATCTGCTCGTAATCCTCGTATGAGCAGCTAGCCGCTACATTGACGGTCTTTGAGACTGCACTATCTGTGTATTTCTGGATAATAGCGCTGACAGCTAAATGGTTGTCTACAGTGCAATCTTCCAAGGTTTTACCCTTGAAGTTATAGTTTTTATACGCATAATCGTGTAAGTCTACATTAATTTTACCATCTTTCATATGCACGGCCCGAGACACTTTATGATAAAAGATAGGTTCAACCCCAGAAGATACATTGCCAGCACATTGACTAATAGTACCACAAGGAGCATAGCTAATAAGATGCGAATTTCTAATCCCATGGGCTCTGATCTTGTTTTGTATATACTCCGGGAGGGTCTTTATAAATTTACTGTCCAGATAATCCTGGGTGTATAAATTAAACGGTCCTCTTGTTCTCGCCAAGTCCGCACTAGTATAGTAAGCAGTGTGCGTGAGCAGGGCGCATATTTGATCCAACCATTCACAGAACTTGGCTTCTCCATAGTTAGCTTCTCCACAGAGTAGTTCTATACAGTTGGCTATTCCCGTGAGCCCGAGCCCCATCCTACGCTTGTTAATAGCTTCTTCTTTGTGCTCAGGTATAGCATATATAGAATTATCAAAGATATTATCATAAGCTTCGGTAAAGATTTTAATATCTTCAATGTACTGTTTCCTGTTGAAGCCTAATGCACCAGTTGAGCTATATTCCAAATAACTAACCAGATTAAAGCTCCCAAGCAAACAAAGACCATAAGGAGGAAGAGGCTGTTCGCTGCACGGGTTGGTAGCATCTATGTGCTCGCAATAATGAAGATTATTAAATTCATTGAGACGGTCAATAAAGATAATGCCGGGTTCAGCACTCTCGTATGCGTTCCTTGTTATTTTGTGCCAAAGGTATTTGGCGGAGATTTCTTTATAAACTTTTCCTCCAAATACCAATTTCCACGTCTGGTCCTGCGCCACCGCTTCCATGAAAGAATCTGTAATTCCGACCGAGAGATTGAATTGACGGAATGTACCAGCTTGCATCTTTGCATCAATGAACGCTTCGATGTCGGGGTGGTCAACATTCATTATCCCCATTTGCGCGCCGCGACGATGGCCACTACTAGCAATAGTGCCAGCGACGCAGTTGAATATCTCCATAAAGGATAGTGGACCTGAGCTTTCTGTGCCGAGTTTTTTAATGAGCGCTCCTCGTGGTCGTAAATTAGAGAAATTGTAACCAATCCCCGTGCCCAGTCGTAAAATTTTAGCTGCATTGCTCGCGGCAGCCATAATACTATCCATACTATCTTCGATACGCTGTGACACAGAGCAATTAAAAGGAGAGACTTCACGTTCTGTTGCTCCCAATGCTGCTTGGACGCGCCCCGCAGGCAAGAACCTACGTGTTCGGAGCGCATCAAAGAGTTTAAAGTTGTGGGTGGCGTTAGAAGCTAGTTTGTTAGCAGTCTGTAAGCAGTGACCGTAAAAGTCTTGATTTGTGTCTCTGTACTTTTCACTGTGTAAACGATCATAATATAATATTTCATTGTCGGTGTAAGACGCATTAATGTTGGGAAAATCGTTCATTGTGGACGCCCGTTGTTGTGCGGCTTTGCCGCTTGGTTGTGGTGGGGGCGTCTCTCAGACCTAGCGGGGGGCTAGGGTGCCGAGTTCCTAGGTGCCTTTAGGCGCCCCCAGAAGGCACCTAAGCGCCCAAGGTAACGCTGGCCGTGGGTAGGCGTCAAGGCCAAAAAAAGAGGCCCCCTAGGGGCTGCCTAGGAGGCCAGTCACTCAGGTTGGGGGAGGGCGTCCACAACAACCATCAAATTACTTTATAGGGGTGATTAGGGATATTGTCAAGGCGTGGAGCTTGATAGCCTCTTGGAGCTTCGCGATCTCCGCAACAAAGCTGTCATGTTCATATGGGTACACCACATCTAGTGCGTCAAGCTCTTGTGTCAGACTAGATATCTTGTCGTCGATCTCTTCCAGTGTCATACGCAACTCCTACTCTGTTACAGCGTATATAGTAGCATACAGAAGTAAAGAAAGCGTTTGACTTTGGCCATGGTCTAGTCTAGGCTAGTAGTACACACAACCAATAGTAGCTCAAAGCTACAGAGTACACTACCAGTAGGGCGCCCCCTTGAACAAGTACACTGTCTTGAGAGAAACAGCGCTACTCAATTTTGAAGCGTTGTTACAGTATTGGGGTATTCAATATACTAAAATACGGGAGGACGAATATGACTTTATCAACCCGCTACGCGCTGACACCAATTTTGGAGCGTGCCGTTTCAATATTACAAAAGGAATTGGGGCTGACTTTGCCGGTAACAAAATTACTGACGAACAGTATGCTTCTTTTGGTAACGGATTCACTAAAGAAGACTTCCTTTTTATTGGCGACCAAGCAGCCGATACAAATAGAGGATTTGACATTATTGGGCTATGCGGAAGATTGTTTAAGATTAATAACTATCAAGAAAGTGCCAGAAGGCTTGAAAGTAACCTTAGTGAGATAGGTAAAGATAAAAATATACTTAGGATCAGCGCCAAGATCATCAAAGAAAAAGAACAACAGAGAGAAATACTCTCACTCCAAAAACTACAGAACGCCCAGCGTACATGGAGAAAATGTGAGTACATTAAAGATACCCTTGGGGAAAAGTATTTACAGGGACGTGGACTTTATGTTAGTGGGGAAGATGAAGTTATCCGATACCACCGGAAAATCTTTAACTCCGAGGTGGGCGCTTTTATACCAGCCTTATTATTTTACGTTTCTGCCCAATGGGGCGGTAACTTATCAGCTATTCACAGAATCTACTTATCCGATGATGGAGCCAAAGCAAATCTAAAACAACCAAAGATGGCGCTGGGGTCAATCAAAGGCTCTGGTATATGGTTTGGAGGGCAACCAAATGATAAACTCTATGTGGCTGAAGGCCCAGAAAATGCTCTATCCATACTTCAGATGGGCCGATCCCCTGTTGTTTGTACTATTAATGCCACTAATTATGGTAATCTTAGCATACCTGATACCGTTACTAATATAATACTTTGCTCAGATAGTGACAAAGCAGGGATACAAAACTCCAAGAAAGCTATGAAGAATTACGCTAAAAAAGGGCGTAAGATTAAGATAACTATGCCTCCAGAGGGCCAAGACTGGAACGATCTGTTGATAGAGAGAAACAATGGCTAAAAAGAAAAAAACAATAGAAGACTTAATAAATGACGCTGAACAAGGGGATGTTGATTTCTCTTTGTTCAACATGCAAGAAGATTTACAGCTAAAAGAAATGAACGATAAGCACGCTTTTATTGATTTCGTTGGCGGTAAATCTATGGTGATGTGCAGAGTGTATAACGCGGTATACAACAAAGAAATGATAGAATTTGTATCGGTTGATACTATAAAACAACAATATTGCAACCGTTCTATTGAGCTTGTTGGGAAAGATGGAGTTAAATTTGTAGAGCAAGGCGTGTGGTGGTTAAAAAACTCTGGCAGAAGAACTTACAAAACTATAGTGTTTGATCCATCGCAACCAAAAGAACATATGGGGTGTTTAAATATGTGGGAAGGATTCAAAGTAGAGCCAAAGAAAGGGACTTGGAAAAGAGCCAAGAAACATATATGGAATATACTGTGCAACAAAGACCCTGTTATATTTAAGTATGTTATGAAATGGTTTGTTTGGTGTGTGCAAAACCCACACGAGAGAGCAGAAGTTGCACTAATTTTTAAAGGAAAACAAGGCGCAGGCAAAGGTTTGATTCTTACACAGTTTGTAGAATTGTTTGGCGCGCACGGCACACAAATAGCGCAAAGGGATCACCTAACAGGTAAATTCAGTGGGCATTTAAAGAAGATAGTTTTCTTATATGCCGACGAAGCTTATTATCCTGGCGACAAAGAAGTGGAAGGTAACTTAAAGAATCTTATAACGGAGTCCGTTGTCACAAGAGAGTCTAAGTTTATGGACCCGGTGCTTGACAAAAACAGGCTTCATATAGTAATGAGTACAAACAATGAATGGGTCATACCTGCATCGCAAGATAGTAGGAGATTCTTTATAAATAAAATTGATGATAGATACGCCAAAGGCAGTGCTACAGATGCTTCCCGTAAAAGATATTTTACTCCAATTTGGATTGAAATGAACAACGGTGGAAGAGAAGCTATGCTATATGATTTATTAAAATATGACCTTAAAGGTTGGCATCCGCGAGACAACGTACCAGAAACAAAAGAATTATTGCAGCAACAATATATGAGCATGACACGAGCAGATCGTTGTATTTTAAATTTACTAGAGAATGGTTTTTTCCCTGGAGAATATGTGGGAATGGACAGATGGGCAGTACCATCACGAACACTATTAGATTATATAAATGAATTAGATGAGGACGCTAAAAAAATAAGTGAAAAATCAAAAATATTAATTTTACAAAGCTTAGGAGTGCACAGGACAAGAAATGCTAAGACTAGAATGTTGGAATTTCCGTCTTTAAAAGAAGTAAGGGAGAAATGGAATGAGAATCATCCCCCCGGTGATTGGGATATCAGTGAGCAATGGCAGGTAAGTAAGACTAGCTACTAGGAGCGTACCATGTGGATGCGTAAGAAGCGCTTTAATATGATCCTGGACTCAATGGAGGAGTTCATTGAGACAATCAAGGAAATGCACGCCAGGGAGAGTAAGTTAGTAGCTACTTTGGAGGCTGAAAATAAGCTTCTCAGGGAGCGATTGCTCAATAAAGATATCTTTGTAGAAAATCTGCTAGCTCAATTATTAGGAGGGGCAAGTATAAAGAACCTGATATCTGCGCCGCCCAAAGAAGAATCCAAGCCATTAGTTACTCCCGCGGTGCAGAGATATATAGATAGGAAGAAAGAGTATGCAGATGCAAAGGCTAATGGTAAAGCACCGTTGCCCTAGCCTCTTATCTGTACATAGATAGCTGTAGCTTCGCCACTACTAGCGCCAAGTGAGCATATAAGGCTGACTGTGGCGCCAAAGCTTTTTATAAAGGGCGATGCGTAGTGAACTGCTGCTTCTGTTAGCGAGCCGGGGGCTACTTTTGAGTGATTAATATTCATTGTTGTCAGAGCCTGATTCGGGATGTATGGGCCTATTGCTGAATCACCGCCACCGCCATCAACATTATTTTGTGTTTGCATAGCCGCGGCAGTTACGTTATTAAACTGCCATTGTACCTTTGAATCTAGGAATATCGGCTCATCAGACCAACTAATAAATTGGTTTCTCATACTGGCGTCAACTTCTACATATGTACCTGCTGAAACTACAGCATTTAAACTAGCAGTTATTGTAGTTCTGGATGCTTTTGGTACTCTATTATAATAGCTCAACGTCCAGAGCTTACCATCTGTGTCTGCCCATGCACCACCTGTATCGGTGAAAGCTGCTCCAACAAGCGATCTAGAGCTATCGCCTAGTTTCTGTGGGATGCCTGTTCCAGCTTGAATAGATGGCGCTGTAGTGCTCATTTCTAGTGTCATCTGAGCGCCAGTCATAAACGCATAGATATACACAAATACGCCAGCGCTGTTGGATGCTGCTAAGCTAATACCAGCGTCATCTATCGACTGCGGCACGCCATTAATAGATAATAAATTACCCGCATATGGGCTCAACACCAACTTAGTGCCAGATTTAGCTAATCTACATTGATTAGCTAGCGGTGCCAATGGATAAGCTGTGCCGTTTTCATCTTTAGCTACAGGGATAGCCGCGCCAGAGTTTATAACCCTCTCGGTGATATATAATCTAAGAGTATCAGCTGGAGCAGAACCAGGTATAGAACCTACTTCCTGGATATCTATATATCTGTCTATATTAACACTGGCAGTAGAGACTATCGCGCCGCCATTGGCTATATCTACAATAGACTGTGCGCCACCTATGGTGTTAGTTGCTGTGCCCGATACAATAATATTACCTGTTACTCTCAAATCACCTGTTACACTAGTAGTAGCTCCAAATGTAGCGCCACCAGCAAAGTTAGCATCGCCTGCAAATGTTACACTAAGATCACTATTAAATGTAACAGATAGAACACCACCAACCGCTAAGCCGATTTGGTCAGTACCCGCTAAATAGAACCCTGTATTGAGGTCTGAAGCAAAGGCTATTCCTGGAGCGATAGCGGACCCCGTAGCAGCCCTGAACTGGCCAGACATGCTGGAGACACCAGTTGTAGCTAAGCTTTGAGTGAGCGCGGTCGCGATATCGCTCAAATTGCTGTTCATTGCGGTGCTAGAAATCACCGTCTGCGGCGCAAAAGGCGCCTGCGGTAAAGTGTAGACACCTGAGCTATTACGTGGCATACTGTTCTTGCCTTACTCTAGATGGAGATGCAACTATGTTCAAGCTCGTCTTTGTTGGTTTGATCTATTGTGCCTATGAGTTCTGGCCTTTGGTATTAATTTTTGTGACCCTCGGCATATTAATGACTAACACTAGGGCGCCAATTGAGCGCCAGTTGTTTCACCTGCCGCGTTTAAAATCGCCTGTCCACCCTTGTTGTGGAAAGTACGATTTGACACCAGATGAGCCAAGATATTGGAAATAGGCTCTGAGAATTTAGAGCCAACATACCCTCCTGCCGCCCCCGCTAATGGGCCACCTCCCATTAAATACGACAATACACCTCCGCCAACAGACATAAGAGAAGAATCTGATATTTTATCTTTAATCATTTTTTTAGTTTCGTCCCTAGCCCCTTTTCCAAACATTTTTTCTAATTCTGCGTAGGAATATTTAGATAAATGCTCTGGTGTATACCTAGCTTTGTCCATAGTCGGACTAAATATTTTACCAATTACAGGCGACATAGCGCCCCCTGCGCCACCTAGTAAAGCACTAGTTTTAACGTCGTCAGACGTAGAACCCTCTTTAGTTGCTGTATTGGCTGCGGCTGTACCACCGCCTAGAATTGTTTGCAGTATAGCCTCTAGGGTCCGTCCTGGCGCTATAGCAGCTGCTCCCTTAGATACAGCCCCAGCTGGGGCAACCATAGAAGCAGCATTGCCACCAATCTCTAGTCCTTTAGCTACCCAAGGATGGTTTTCTTCTAGTGCTTTGCTATTTGGAGTATCTTCTACATAATTACCAGCAATAGGGATACCCTTGGCGACATGAGTAGTCCAACCGGGGTCTTTTAAATGACCGTATATGCTGCCCATCCAATCAGGCATAGCATCTTGTAATCTATCCCTGCGAGGGGCATTAGTGGGTACTGCTGTTCCAATATCTTTTCTAGCAAATTTACCTGGGGATTTGAAGTGATCTTCAATAGCTGCGGCTATAGCTTTATCATCCATTCCCGCAGGGAATGTGACCTCGCCAAGACCAGGAACGTCGATAATTTGTCCTTCGTCAGCCATTACTGCTCCACAAATCCTTGACCTGGAATATAGGTTCTTTTCTTAGCCGGGGCGGGTTTTTCTGGATCGCCTTCTTTAGGCACAGAACCTCCAAAGAACCTACCTTTTACGCTCTTAGTCTCACCAAACAATGTTTTCTTGTAGTCTTTAATTTCATCGTCTGTGAAAAGCGGACGATCCTTATAGAATTTAGCTAATTCTTCGTCAAAACCTTCGTCTATCCTTCCTTTAGCTTTACGATAGGCTCGCATCTTTTCGCCTATTTCCTCTAAGCGCTCGCTAGCTTTCTCATTCATTGTAATGATGGCTTTAATCGCCTGTGGAGTATTAGCTATAGTGCCTTGCGACTGCTGTAGAAGTTCAATTTCAGGGTTGCGAATTTGACCGTAACCTTTAAAAGCCTCCAGACCAGCAATATTAGCACCAGCCATAACTTTAGAGAAAGCCTCTACGTTACCGGACCAATTAGGGTTGCCAGTCACATAAGAGGCTATTTTAGTATAGTCTAATACTCTATTTGCGCCGGTGCCCGTATAGAAACTATCATCACTGGCCATGCGACGGGCTATACCAAGTAACTGTCTGTTTCTAGCGGCGCCTTCTGCGCGCTGTTGAATATCAACTTCTTTATCCGAAAATTTAGTAGCTAGATGCCCTTCACGAGTATCTAAAGCACCCTGTCTACGGCTCCAAGCTTTTAAATCCTCTATAGAGCCTAAACCATGTCCTGGAATATTAAATAAAGTTTCGGTTTTACCATCCGGGTGCCTATAAGTAGTATAAGGCACGCTAATATTACCAACATTCATTGTGCCTGTATCTGATTTGCCGCGTAAATTCTGATCGGTAGGATTACCGGGACGCCATTCTTGATGGCCATTTGTAACTTCGCGCTCATCCGGTGTAGCAGCTTTGTTAATTTGCTCGTGTACTTTATCTTTTACCTCATCGGGTATGCGCGGATCAGCGAAGAATTTACCTAATTCTTCTCTACTTAAATTAGGCGAGGGATGGCGCAAAGGAGTAGGCGGCGGAACACCCGGTAAATTCTGAGCTACTTTATCCCCCGCTCCTTCTGCTTGTTTCAACATTGGATTATTAGGGTCTGTATCGCCACCAAGCCGCATCATACCCGCTTGTTGGCCCGGTAAGGCATTAGTTCTGGTTTTCCAACCGCCATTGAATTTATCGTCCATATACTGACGAAACTCATTGGCGGTAATATCTTCAGTTGCTTTCTTGGATAGAGCTGCGCCAGAACCTATCTGACCTCGTATTTTTTGTTTAGCCAATGCATCACTTATTCCTGGAGTAGCTTCTTTTATTACCTGCCAAGCCGGTTTGCCAGGATCGGCAGTTAAAAGAGCTGTGCCGCCTGTTGCACCTTGATTGTGCATAAGATGTAAAGCTGTTTCAGTAGGAAACTTACCGCCGGACTTCTTTTTAAAGAACTCAATGTTTTCTTGAGTTCTCTGTCGAGCTGCTCTTATGTGATCTTCAGGAGTGCTTTTATCATTTAAGCCGTAGGCGCCTTTCTGCATCTGGAAAGGACCAAAATAAGAACCCGTAGCCTTAGTATTAGTACCGCCAGATGATTCAGGGCCAGTGAGCCTCTTTAAATAATCATTTATTCTAAAGTTAGCGGGGTCCGCTTTGTCTACTTTAGCATCAAATGGAGGTATCTGCGGCGCAACGCCACGATACCCTGATTTAATTTCACCAATACCGCCGCCTTCAATTTGTCCCGGAGTAGGTTCATCACCTGGGGGTAAACTAGTCGGAGGTCCAGGCGGCGCATCGCCAACACTAGGCGCGGGGTCCGTGGGGAAAGTTATATTATCATCAGGTAATTCCCCCGCATTGACTGCCGGGTCAGTACCAACACTATTTCTAGGGCCGGTTGGAGGTTTAACCTGCGGAATAGCGCCTGTAGTAATACCCTTATTTGGAGATGTAACAGGTCTACGGCCTAATAACTGCTGTGCATCCTCTACAGTATCGGCCCGACGTAATCCAGCCTCTTGACGTTGATTATAATCACCAATTGTACTATTGTTTAGGCGTTGTATGCCCGCTATAGTCTGCAAAACATCTGCAATAGGTTGATAACCACTGGTACTGCCTCTCCCATCCTTTGATTTCATTAAAGCATAAGCGAACTCTTGAGCACGCTTTACTTGCTCTGGAGACTGCTTAGCGTAAGGCGTGGATAATAGATTTTCCCAACCGAAATCAGCCATTGTTATGCACCTGCACTACCGAATAATCCACGAAGCATCGGCTGTCCGTTACCGCCCCACATAGACTTTAATTTATCCATGCCACCACCGGCCATACCCCATGCACCGCCAGGGCTTCCAGGTGACATACTACTATCACCAGCCGCCCCGGTCATAGTGCCTTGAGGATTACCGCCACCGGACATGAGCATCTTTAATATACCCTGTAAATCTATACCGCCGCCACCCATCATTGCGCCCATATTACCCATACTCGGACCAGACGATGATTGCCAAGGACTAGGTGGTGTAGCTTGCCCGGCTGCAACAGGATTAGACGCAGCCTGCGGTTCTATTTGTGTTTGGCTTGGCCCCATACCAGTAGCCATCTGCGGACTAGGCTGCATAAAGTTTTGTGCAGCGGGAGGCGATGGCGATCTAAATTGTGCCTCGCTCGAATATGTCTGGGGAGTTAAGTTACTCCCTAGAAAATTCGTAACGTCTTTAGGCTGTGGGATATATGCCATTGTTTACCTTGAGTAGCTATTTCCGCCATTAAATCGCGGGTCCATAAACTGTTGTTGGAAAGCGTCGGCAGACATAGCCCCGCCACCCATTAAACTAGATAATCCACCTAGCCCTAATCCGCCAACGCCACCAGTGGCGAGCATAACCCCACCCATTCCAACTTGGCCAATAGCTTTCATCATATCCGCGCGGTTCTGCATCTCGGCTTTATAACGATCCATATTAGCGCTGTTCATATTAGCATTAGCACCAATCACGTTAGCGCCCTGCGAACCTTGTGCCTGCGGAGTGCTCCAAAGGTTTTGCATAAGCGACGCTGGCGAGCCAAATTTGGCTAATTCAACGGCCATAGCGGCAGGCATTTTATAGTTTTCAACGGCTTGCTGCCAAGCTTGCGGAGCATAATCAGACGCCGCTTTAGATTGTTGTGTAGCTTGCTGATCTCTAAGAGCCTTCATCTGGAAGTCGTATTGCTCATCGCCAGGGACAATACCTTGGTTTCTGAGTTTAGTGTCTAATTCTTGTGTTGCATATTCGTAGTAAGGTTTATTAAATTGAGTATACGCATTTAGCCGTTCTTCTACCAACGGACTAGACATACTACCAAAATCAGGAACATCCCCATAATTAGCATTAGCTAATAACTCACCAGCGTCTGTGCCACCTACGCCCTGTGTGCGCTGTAGAGTATCTAGTAGGAATTGTTGATCTGCGCTTAACTGCTGATTAGCAGTCATTTTCCCCGTAACGGGGTCTGTGTAATAAGTTAATTGGCCATAAGGATTAATCTGATTAGCGGCTGAAAGATTGTATAAATCATTCATAGCCTTAGTATTGGCTTCTGTCTGAAGACCAGAAACCTTTTGATAATCATCTACTTTAGGCGGCTTAGGCGCGCTCAGCGAACTCATTTAGCACCCTTATTCTTAAGCCATTCTAGGGCCTTGCTCTTTGTTATGACATATACGAGGCCATCTTGGCTGTCGTCAACGCCATAATAATATTTAAGGATCGCTTCTTGTCTAAACCCTAGTCTGGGGAGAGATATTATACTTGCTGTGTCTGACCTCAAAGGTATAGCAGTCATTCGGTTACATTTAAGGTGGTTAAACACATAATCTAGTATTTGTCTATATGTGCCACGGCTTAGCCTAGGACCAAAGAAGTGTAAATCTACGTTAGCGCCATTATAATTAGTGAACAACGCTGCTGCTTTTATTTGATCATTCGTGTGGAACGCCATGGCGCTATATGTGTTCTCAAATTCATCGCCAGTTTGATCCTCTAGCCAATTTTTGGCTATATTTGCCTGTAATGACCCCTCATTACCTATTATGAAATCCATTAAATAGGCCCACCAGCTTGCTCAAGTGCCTCAAATACGTTTATTTGGATAGTCGGGACACCAGAGCCGCTAGCAGAATATACTATTTCATCTGGCTCCTCATTGCCAAGAGTAATCTTTAACCGGACGGCCATAGCTGTGCCGAGAGCTTGGACACTAAGCCAATTAATAATTACCTGTTTAGCGTCTGACCAAATGCCTTCGTCCCACAGCGCCACATCCCATAAAGAAGTACCCGTGGGGATAATGATATTTACGGGGAAAGTAGGTGCGTTATCTGCAAAATCAACGTCTACACCAAGCTGTATAGTTATAGGCACGTCTACACTAAAATATGGCCTAAGCATACTCATATTCTTGACGCGGCCCGGCTGATCTAAGTAGTTAAAAGCACACTTAATATCCACCTCTATCTGTGCGCCTAAATCCTGGGAACCGCAATAAGCAAGCGCAACATTTCCATCATTAGTACCATAATAAAGACTATTATTAAAAATTTCCATGCTGCTTGCATTCCAACCTGTGAATCTTGACCAAGAGCCATTCATGGGATTCATTACATATTGATGTTGTTCCACACCTTCAGCGATAGGAACGTTCATCAATATTAAACTCTGGCCAGGAAAACTTATCGTCTGCCAGCCAAAATACTGATATCCGTTTTGAGCAGCCATAAGCATCTGGTTTTGTATTCTATTTGTAAGCGCCACGCTCCTAACACCGCTAGGGTTATAGGGTAGAGCTTGCGAGATAGGTAAAAGCCCCTGTATAGTGATTAAATACAAATCACTACCGACTTTAGTTAAGCACCTACGCCCAATAGGCAACGGTAAGTCAAATACACCTTTTAACACAAAATCTGACGCAGGGTTAACACCTGTATAAACTATAGCTTGGCCCTTACTCGTGATAAATACTAAATAATCATCGGGGCCTTGGCCTCCATCTAAGGTCCAAGTGCCCATAGCTAGTAAATATCCACCTTGGGTCATAAATGAGCCAAGTCTAAATACAGAGGCACCGCCAGCGATAGCATCTGTGCTTAGATACCAAGCGTCTGTAGAGTTATTTTGTAAAAACCATATGCGTCGCTTATACGATAATATATTTACTAAGTCGCCACTCGGGACACCTGTAATAGCTTGTTCGGTCCAAGTAGAGCCATCATATGTCAAATACGGGTCTATACCATTAACCATAGCTAAGTAGTTATCCCCGCCAGCCGGGGTAAAATTAATGTATTGCCATTTATCGGAGCCTTTGCCCGAAACAACTAAAGTAGGCGCACTAACATTGGAGACATCAAAAATGTTATCTGCGGTAGCTGCAAATAGTTGCTCTACGCCAGAAACCGGCCTATAAGCCATTAGACTATTTACAGGCTGCGAACTTATCTCTGGAGCCCATAAAGACGATCCGCCTCTTGGCTCTATCCAACCGGGGCGAGCTACCACGTTATCTAGTATAATCGCATACTGCGGGTCCATCATAGCCAATGGACTAATGGCATCCCAACCGCCTGTCGGGGCGGGGATAAATTTAACGTCCACATCGGGGTTTAAATAAGGAGTTTTACCCGCTTGGACTAGTTGCTCATGTAATGGGTTAATCCAAGGCATTAAGTGTTACGTCCCGGAAAGTAACCATCCTGTACGTTTGCGCCGCTAATAAGCCAAGTTGTTTGACGACGTGATAGCGGTAGCGTGTCTGCACCGCCGTCTTGAGCGATTAAGAGATTAACTCTATCGTCATATTCTTTGCGTTTTGAGGCCCAATTCATGCCTTTTTGTTCCCAGAATCGCCATTTAATAGCCATTATAAGAACGCGGTCGTCCAAGAGACAAGTATCACTGTCATTTTCAAAAGTTGCAGCGAACTCGTGTGTACCACCTTCTACTTGCACCGCAAAAGTGCTCTTATATTCAAACACTGTTTGAATAGGATTCACTATTTCAAACGGAGGCGGCCAAATCTGGAAATTCTCAGGATATGGGCCATGTTGGCGCCAATATCTGCGAGGGCCAGTAGCTACTATACCACTTTTATGCCATTGGTCTATTTGTGGCGAGGTCGGGCCAATTAGCATCCAATGGTTAGTTCTGTCCCACCATGTATAGTTCTGAAAAGCGTCAAAATCAGAGGGCACTGAATAAGTATCCTGCCCGAATTGTATAGTTTCCGCTGCGATTTCATCTGTGCTATTTAAAATAGGCTCACCGAACATATCATATATGATAGCACCAAACATATCATATATATAATCAGCGATGGTAACAGTGCCGTCGCTGTCGGCGGTAGCCTGCATACTCATTGTTATATGAGTATCGTCTATAATATCTAATATACGGGCAGCGGGAGGGATACCATTACCTGATATAGCAAACGAATCAAAGTTATCTTCATTTATGCCGAGAGCTGCTAGCCCTGGAGAGATAATAACATCTGCGCTGTTTTCTGTTATTACTGCGGTAGCTGTAAACGCCACATTTATGGCTATATCGCGTTCTTTTTGTAATTTAGTCCAGCCTTTATCGGGAACTTTTCTAAGCTCCTCCAAAGCATACTGGAGCAACCCAAACATTTGGGTTGTGGTAGCGTCAGGGTTATTTACTACTGTAGTGGAAACGGGTAAACCAAGCTCCCGTTGAGCCTGGTTTACCATTTGAAGGACTGTTCTTCCCATAGTTTACTCCTATGGGGTTTATTCTTACGCTGAGACGATAGACTTCATGTAGACCCAAGTGCTAACCGTAATTGGGCGTAGTAACACAGACTGGCCAGTAGGCGCTGAAATTCCAGTTGTGCCAGCCGCCGACGCAGCATTACCGTAAAGCGTAACAGCGCTGCCGAGAGCGTTATTCGCGGCGAAAATCAGAATAGAACCGACGGTGTTATTTTGAATAAAGAAATCATCACCGAGAAGCGCGCCAGAAGTAGCTGATACCTGTCCACCAATCTGCGGCAGAACGAGGCCCGCAGACGAGCTGCCACCGACCGTGATAGTTACTAGGGTGAGATACTGAGCGCCACCAATAAGCGAGGCCAGACCGGACGTAGCGCCACAAGCAGAGGTAATAACGGGAGTGCGGCCCATGCGACGGGCAAGCGGGCTCGCCATGCCGTAGGCCATAAGGTTTTGTGCGGTAGCCATATTATGTTTCCTTTTTCTGAGCGGATATTTCGATACCTAGTTTAAACAGGTGGCTCAAGGCACCATCGCATCGGATTCTAAACCTTACACGGCTCGCGTATAGCTCCAAAATCTTTTTAATGTCGAATAGCTGTGCTACGTGATATCCAGCACAATGGAACACCTCTGCGTCATCAGGTGAGTTTAATCTTATCTCGGTGATATTCCCGATAGTTTCTTGGTTAGTTTGGAACTCGTAGCTGTGATGTTTAAAATCTTTACTTAAACTAGAGTCAAATCCAAATAGGGAAATATCGTTATACCCGAGACACATAGAAATAATAATAGCCCGTGAGCCAACTGTACATCCACCACCGATAACATCGGAACCTCCCGTAAAAGCTTTTAGTATATCTAAGTTATCTCCGCCTGCGTGCCATATATGTGTATTACTAAATTTTAGATGTTCAAATACATCTGGATGACACTGCGAAGCTACCAAATATCTAGTTGTGTAGTTCTTTTTCTTCATATAGTCAATGACAATAGGGTCAGGGTCGCAAACAATACAATAATCCATATTAATATCATTTTCAACCAGAAAATCATGTACTGACCCGCAGGCTACTATTGGACCTTTAAACTCACGTAATTCGTCCAAGTATTTAGACAAGGACGGCCCTCCCCCAACTAACGCAATTTGCTTGCTTTCTCTAAAGAAAGGGGCATCAACTAGGTTTGTGAGACCTAGTTGTGTATTTTTTGTTATTTGGTCTATTAGTGTTTCGGTGTTAACTGCAAGAACAGTTTCGACACCGTCTAACTTATTCACTGCCAAACTCTTCTGCTTTAGCTGTCGTCGCTCTGGTTTTCTTCTTTTGTGCTACTTCGTGCGAAGGATGATTAGAGTTTAATCGCTCGGCCTGTGCGTCATAGTTAGGCTGCCAAGAGGGAGATAACCCGTTCTTGTTGGGGTCTTCCAACTTAGCCATAAGAGCACTAAACTGCTGCTGGAGCGTGTTATGGTTCTGCTGAAGGACGTTATATTTAGACTTCATTTCCTCAAGCTCTTTGATCTGCTTGTGGAAATTAACGCCTTTAGACGCATTCTCCAGATAACTCTTAGCCCTATTCTGATAGTCCTGTCCACCCATATTGATATTCTGAATAGCGTGCTGGCTCATAGCTGCACACTGTTCAACTGTGTATACTCCCCAACCCTTAAGATTGTCAGCTACGTTAGGGCTATTGGGAAATAACAACTCAATAGGGGTTCCCTCGGGGATTTGCTCTTTCTTGTTAAGATAGAGCGTATATTGACGAGGGAACCTATGTTTATCTGCTTCCTGGACAGGGCGCTCAATGACTGTAGAAGCCTCCCCAGGCTGCTGCATACGCACAAATTCCACCGCATCATGGTGCGGCTTACCCATATCACGAGATTTCTGCTCGTTAACCACGCTTCGGGTATAAAATAGCACGTTTAACATGCTATCATTGCCGAAACTCACCATTCCGTAGTCGCGTGCCGCCGAGTTCCAATTGATGCTTTGGGGTTTGTTTAGTCCTGCGAAGTCATTCATATCTTTGTACCTTCTGGTTGGCTCAATAACCCTCTTAAATTCTCCATTTGGTTCGTTTTAGAGAGCCCTAAGCGGGCTTCTTCGTTTTGTATGTGTCTTACCATAGCCGGGAGCAGCCCATCCCCGTGAAAAGTAGGTTTAAACACGTTACAATACTGAGAGTAAAACTCTTTAAAGTGCGATGCTTGGGCTAACTGATAGCCTGCGCATTTATAGTCTTTTTCTTTAAATGAGTTTTTCTCATTACCGAATCTGACTGTGTATATTTGCCCTATTTCCTCGGTTTCATCACTAAAATCATACGCGTGGTGCTCTAAATTATCGCCCATACAGCTGTCAAACCCATAAAAATGGATATCCCAATACCCCAGCATAAGCGCTATAGATAGTGATCTTAGTCCAACTGTGCAACCACCACCTACTGCTTGATATTCGCCACCCATTTGTGCGCGCATATCCATATAATCGTCGCTGTGACAGTGCCAAATGTAAGTGGAGAACCCTTTTAAATAGTCAAATACCTTCTTATCACAGCCTGAAGCTATTAAATACTTGGTCCATATCTGAGGCTTAGTCAAATAATTAGCTGTAATTGGATCAGGATCGCAAGCAGTAGCGTAAGTAGGAATAATATTGTTCTTAACGCAAAAGTCATGTGCAGACCCACAGGCGATAGTGTATTTAAACCCTTTAATTTCCTCTATATAGTTCGATACAGACGGCCCTCCCCCTATAAGAGCTATAGGTTCACTTTTTATTTGCTTGAACTCTGGCATACCGTGCAAAGTAGGTAAATTTCGCTTTAAATTATCTAATATTTTGAGTTTAGTTATGCTAGAGGGAGTAGCTGCTTGGGTATTTACTACTTCTAATTTTTGAAATTCATCTTCGTCCATCTGTGGGCCAGAGGGGACCAACATAGAACTACGAAAATCTAGCTTTTGATGTGGAATATCTAATATCATGCCGCCCCCGGCACTACTTCTGCCCCTATAGACTCTAACATTAGTTGGAATAAATCAGGGAGTAATCCATCTCCGTGAAAAGTAGGTGTAAATAGCCTGCCAAAGCTAAAATAGAAGTTCTTAAAGTTATCAGCCTGAGCTAATTGATACCCTAAGCAATTATATACTTTATCCCCTGGACCTTGTCCATCATCCCTTTTTAAATCTCTTAGTTTGAGTTGCCATATTTTACCAAAACTGTCTTTTTCTTCTTCACTTACTTTATATGCGTGGCACTCTTCATCACTCATAGAACTATCAAAGCCAAAAATATGTAAGTTACTATACCCCATCATTATAGCTATATTAATAGACCTCAAGCCTACTGTGCAACCACCACTGATGGCCTGATACTCTCTGCCCTCTAATTTCTCTATTTCTTTAACGTCATAATCTGCACTGTGACAGTGCCAAAGTATAATTTGATTATGGTTGGCTTTAAAATGCTCAATAATACTTTCATCCACACCAGTTGAGAGTAAATATTTTGTTTCTGTGTGCGGGTTTTTAAAGTAATTGAGACTTATTTTGTCAGGATCGCATATAGTAGCGTAAGTAGGTATAATACCATTAGATATTAAATAATCGTGGACAGAGCCACAAGCAATAATAGTCCTAAATTGCTTTAGTTCTTCTAAGTGATTCTTTAGGGATGGGCCGCCACCAACTACAGCTATAGGGACATTATGCCCTTTAACTTTATTAAATTCGGGTAAGAATTCTAATTTATGTAGATTTAACTTTAAATTTTTCTTTATGTTTTCAATAGCTACAGTAGATGGAGTAGCCGCATTAGTTTGTACGTCTTGTAATTTAACAAAATCGCCAGGATAAACTCTGGCGATCTTGTCTTCTACCTGTACTTCTTGGTACGTTTTCATGTTAGACAGTGATTGCAGCCCACTGACCGGCGGGAGCAATGTAGCTAAACATACCAAACTCAGAAGCCGACGAGCTAGCCGTAATAGCGTCGATAGAAACGCTACCAAGGAACATAAGTCCATTGAGCCTACCGCCACTTGCGATAAGACCAATCGAGCTAGCACCAGCAACACGACCAGAGTTGGTCATAGAGATATACAGACCATCTCCGGGAGAGTTAGTACCAGTTGCGTTAATGCGAATGCCAGAATTAGCCTTCAGGAGCGCCCAGAAGAACTCACCAGCATTAGCAACGCCACCGCCAGCAGCACCAACAGATACGTTTACCGGCTGGAACTGTGCAACGCCATAGCTATAAGCGTTAGAAGTAATAAGCGACGCGGCTAAGTTCTGTACGCTAAAGTTCGGGTTAATAGCTACTGCATTAAACGCAGTAACTGTCAAACCGGCTTTAACGTACATCCATTCAGAGCCGTTATTACCCTGTACGCGGTCGCCAAGCTTTGGCATGTATCCAATAGGATCAGGATACGCAAGAGCGTCACCACTGTCAGAAACACTAACGGGACCAAAGGATGAAACAACGTTGAGGTTTACCCCCAACTTGTTATCCATGGTGTACCACCGAGAAAGAATAGTCATGTTTAGTACCTCGCTTAGTTTAGCGTATTACGTGGTGATTGTGCTCTGGAGGAACGCGTTAGACAGAGTGGCGTTACCAGCCCAGCCTAACAGACGAACCATCGCATCTTGGTTTACAGAGAAACGATCCGGGTCTAAAGGAACCATATTTCTCTGGCTATGCGGCCTCCAATGTAAATAGTTTGTATTGCAGAAATACATTGTAGAAGCCGGAACACCACCAACTGCACTAGAGCTAGAAGATAATTCCGGGGGAAGCGGATCGCCCGCGAAACCCTGGAATCCACCATCCAACACCACGTCTGCGCTAAGATACTTAAGAGTCTGGAAACCAGCCTCAGCCATATCGGGAGCGCCATTCTCAGTCTGGATACGCTGAATCGACTGTAACGCCTGCATGTAGAAAGTGAACATGTTATTGTCGGCGACAATCAGATCAGGGAAGTCACGGCCACGAACAACCTGAACCCAAGTACGGTTCATATAGTTAAGGATATTCGCTTCCGATGTTGCTGCACCGCCAGTAGTCAGAGCGGAGAAGCTAATATTGCGCCAGAACGGCCATGATGCACGGTCGATACCACCAACAGTACCAGTGGCAGGGCTAGCAGCGATAAGGAGCTGTAGACCACCAATAGAACCAGTGACAGACCCGTCACCATAAACACCATTCGAGAGACCGTTCATGAAGGTCTGTTCGCCGTTCTCGACGCGACCCTCTAACAGATCAATAATAGCTTCCTCGCCAGAGTTCTGTAACTCCTCAAGTCCGCTAATAGAGATCGCCAGAGCAGCCTGACGGATCGGATACTCCGCCGCAGTGAACACCTGCGAAGGATTGATGTTTAAGGTCTGATAACCAGAATACCAGAGGAACGTGCTATTGTTGGCGTAGTTCAGTTCCTGAACAATAGTACGACCGCCAGAGAAAGTCTTGATGCGACCCTTACGGTTGAGCCTCATCAGAAGTGCGTTGTTACGACTTACGTTATCCTGTAATACGCCTGTGCGATTACGCAGGGTAGTAGTCGTGATTTCTGAAAGATTGGGAAACGCCATCGTTGTTTCTCTCTAAGTTATCCCATTGCTTCTTTGATGGCAGCATCAATACTATCTCGAACAGAAACCTTACCATTGGGCTTGCCAGATTTAGCGCCGTTAAGCGTAGGCGCACCGGGTTTAATACTTACAGCTTTGGCTTTAGCCGCTCTTGCAGCCGCTGCTCTCTTAACAGCTTCAGCTTGTTTTTTAGCTTCCGCTGCTTCCTGCTGTTCCTCTTGAACCTGAGCCCAAACCTCATCATCAACGCGGATAGCTTTTTCATAAGCTTTCTGCATTACATCCTGAGTTATTTGGCCAGCTTCTAAGGGGACCACACCTTGACCAATTAAAGCAGCGATTGCCACTCTAACTTTCTCATAGTGTGGACGTATTAATTCACCTTTTGCGTCTTTGGCATAAGCCCAAGAATTAACATAATCCTGGGTAGCTTGCTGCTTTTGAGTAGACAGCATGCCATCCAATTGCTGCTGACGCTCAATTAATGATTGAGCCCATGCAGGTGGACTATCATTCTGGTTGTTCTGTTCTGGTTCTTGATACTGCTGCGGATCGTCTTGAACCTGCCGTTGAGGGGCAAATTCCTGTGTGTCTATTCCAAAGTTTTTGGCAAGAATCTTGAAGCCATCTTGCCGCACCTGTTTGTTCGGATGGCTTAACACTGTAAACCATTCAAACAACTTGCCTACCGTTTGCGCTGGAGATACGCCAAACTGTTGAATAGCTGGCATATGAGGCGCTATGACGGTATCAAATTCTCTTAATCGTTCTGTGGCTTGCTTTGTGCCCGCAAAACCATCGGAAACTTCCTTTTCACGCTTGGCAATAGACGCTCTAACGTGTTCTGGAAGCTTTGCCCACTCTGCTTTAGCTTCTTTAGTCCATCCAACTGGAGCTTTAGTCTTTACCTCAGTCTTATCGCTGACTTTCGGTTCTTCGACAACTGGTTCAGCGTCTCCGCTATCGTCGGTTGTTTCGTCGTCGGGCTCGGACTCGGATTTACTGACTGGCTTGGCTTTGACTTCTTTTTTGTCTTGTCTGTCTTCTTTGTCTTCGCGCGCCGGGCCATCGTCTCTTTTAACTTCGTCATCTTCTCTGTTTTTGTCTTGGGCATCTACTTCCTCACGCGCAGCAATAATCGAGTCGCGCACTGACGGCTGCTCGAAAACTTCGACTTCTGGGGTATCTTTTGCCATGGCTCTATTCCTACTTGGGGGCTATAAAGATAGTCAACCTATAAACATTTTTAAGATCATTTCTTCTTAAAAACATTCTCGTATTCGGTTCCATGATAAGTATTTTGTCCGTTGCGGACTTCCCATAGGGCTCTCTTTATATCATCTCTCCTTTGTCGTTTTGAAGCTCTAATGTGTTTACGGGGCTTAAGCTTCTCTTTTATCTCATTACCTACTTCTATGCAGCCGCGAGCTTTAGTTTCGTCCCTAAAGCGCTTCTTAGAGGTGTAATATTTGCCATTGGCTGGGTGCCAAGTCTCATTCATACCATCAGTAATAAACTGTAATTCTACGACTTGGTTACCAATTACAGCTCTTTTGTCGTCTTCATACATATATTTATACTGATAGTAATTTTCTAGAGTCACCATCCCACGCTCATTAGCCATGGGGTTATCGGGTTGGTGTCTATATACAGTCACCGGGCAATCATCCTCTGATAACGGGTTACACAATCAATAATCTTGGCTTCGATATCTTCTTCTCTTTTGATAGATATCTCTATAGTTCCCCAATTCCCCACTCGGTTGCTAGTAGTAAAAAACCTATAGTAAAACGGCGCCGATTGGTGTATTTTCCCAACAGGGATTAAATTGTGAGATCGAAGCCGATCCGTGACTATTTTATCTATTTCTTGCGTGTTCATTTTTTGGCCTTCGGCTTTGCTTTGGGCTTAGGTTTCATTCTTTCTTTGTGCTTCATATTTTGCTCTTTTTCTTTGTGCGCAAGAGCTTTTTCGTCTAATTCACCTTGCTTTTCTTGTTGTTTAATGTCCATGGTGTGTTCTTTTTCTTTATGCTCTAAGTTCATGGACATTTCTTGCTGCTTCATCCCCATTTCTTGTTGTTTCATCTGGTGGTCTTGATGGGATTTATATAAATCAGCCTCTAATTCCTTCATTCTAATGGCATGTTCTTGCTGTTTAAACTCCATTTCCATGCGCATTTCTTCTTGTTTTTGGGCTGCTTCCTGTTGAGCTATGCCCATTTCCATCTGCATCTTTTGAGCTTCGCGCTGATCTTCAGCCTGTTTAATCTGGAACTCGCGCTGATCGTTTGCAGCTTGTTTCTGAGCATCACGCTCGTCATTCTTTTGCTGCATCTGAGACTCAAGCATAGTCTGTTGAATTTCTGCTTGAGCCTTTTGTTCTTCAGGTGTTGGCTGCGGATTCTCAGACAGATGTTTAGCCTTTTTCGCCATCTTTTCGGTAAAGTCATTGATAGCAGACTCTAAATCTCTACCGGCCTTGAAGCGCCTACAGCCAAACTGTAGCATTTTGCCTGCAAGGGGTACAAATTCGGGTATGGCTTGGCCCATAGTACCGGCTTCACCGATAAACGAGGTCATAGTGGTAATAAACTCAATTACGTCCTGGCGTTCTTGCATTTGATCGCCAAAGATAGTGGAGTCTGTTTCTATGTCTATCCTGTAGCCACGCTCTATGTCGTTACGTAAGAGGTCAATAGCTGATTGTACGCGCTCGGCTATTATCATCTTAGGATCAGGCGGCGGGGGCGGCATCATTCCCATTCCACCAGGGAACGGAATTACATTACCACCGGGCGGCTGACCCGGTTGTGGTGCCTGTGGTGCAGGCATAGGAGGTCCCATAGGCGGTCCAGGCGGGGGCATAGGATGTGGCATTGGAGGCTGTGGCGGCATACCTGGAGGTCCAACAGGATTGGGCGGGGGAGGCCCGCCAGGAGCCTGTGGCATGCCTCCCCCTGCACCGGCAGCGCCCCCAAGCGCGCCACCGGGATTTGGTTTTTGCGGTTGTTGTTTTGGTATCGGGTTTTCTAATTCTTCCATTATTGCAGCAGGCTGTAACTCATCTTCTAAGAGCACACCACTGGATTTAATTAGAGTTTCATCGCTAAAGTGCTTAGCGATAATCTCTGCGACTATTCTTATTGTATCGCGAGCGAAGCGCGCTACTTCGTTCTGACGGTCTGTGAGCCTTGTTCCAGCGTTGTTATTTTTTAAACGGAGCCCTCCTAAAGTCTCTCTACTGTCGGTT